TCACAGCGTCCCACTGTCGCGTTTAATTGGCGAGGCCGAGGAACTTTCCGCAGCGGACAATCCTTCGCCACACAGGGGCTTTGTGAGGCTTGGATTTTCGTCAAGAGCTTTCCCGTTTTCGACCAAAAACGGAGTGCCTAAATCGAAACTCACAAGTTGCTGTCTGGGGATGCTTTTCCCCTCCAGACGATATGTATTGTTCCGGTTCCACCGCATGTCCCGGTAGATCATCCGCACCAATGCCACGCACTTGATCTCGCAGCTGTTGCTCACAGTCAGCTTCGGTGTCTTATGAGCTCCTGCATCTTCAGCCGTACAGTTCTGCACAGCTACCTGTTTTGATTTCCGATTGTACAAAAAACGATAGTGGGTTGGCCAGCCTAATGCTTCCAATGTGCTGCGGAAGATTGTGATCCTTCCATCTTCGACATTAAAAGTCAGACCCAGCATCCGCTGGTTCCATATTCTTTCGTTCACTTCTCTCCCCTCCTTAAAAATGGGCGCACTTCTCCCTTGGTGTCCGAGTGATCTTTTTAATCTTTCCCGGTGTCGGGGACGGGCTTTCCTGTCAGGATTCCCATTGATACATAACCATCTATCTGCTTGATTTCGTTTTCTTTCAAATGTTCTTCTACAGGTACGCCAAAAGTACCTGCAATATCATCCGGGTAAAATCCCTTTCTGCTATCCGCAGGCTTCGTTTCCTGCGTAGCATTCTGGGTTGCTCCTTTTTTCCGTTTCTGGCTTTCATGGAAGATCTCCGGCACAAGCAGATCAAAAACGTACAGAGTTTCACCCTCAAAGGAAATTCTGTAACCCAGCATCTTATATCGGCACTCGCTGTCCCAGCCCATTTCTTTGTAAACCAATTCTGCAAAAGGCTTGCAGGACATCTTCCGACTCTTACGCTTATCCGGTTTGGCAATGCACCAGCGCAGAGCATCCTTGTCATTTTCGTCACAGCCACGCACAACAATGCGCTTCAAATCACTGTTGAACATGACATGTACATAAACTACATCCTCCAGCCCTGTGATGCAGGCTGTGTTGAATGTAATGCTGTCTTTGCGGATCACAATAGCCGGGTCCCGGAGGTGTGCAAACAGCTCTTTTCGCACGACCTGATATCCATCATAGGAAAATGTACTCTCTAATTCTTCCGCTCTCGCATCTCTATCATTTTCTGCCTGCTCTTCCGGAGGCACAATAATTGTATCTTCATTCATCCGTATCTGTCCATCCTTCCATTATCTTTTCCGCTTCATGGAGCAGTGCATTCAAACCATCTGCGGTAAATGTATTCATTTCTTCTATTTCTGTGGCTGGCCGGAGTACATCCCAGTTTCCAGAGTAATGCTCCTGCTGCAAAATACCGACTTGTGCAATACTCGTAATCGGCTGTCCAAAAGTTCCTGCCCATTCTGGTGGGAAAATGTAGATTGTCTGCTTGACTGTCTTGCCTTCCGATTCTTCTTCCTTCGGTGGCAGAACAATCTCCTCAATTTTTACCATCTCCGGTTCATCCAGTTCAAAAAGCATCAGCTTATTATCTCTCTGCTCCACAAACTGACCCCGGAAACGGTATTTCAATCCTTCTTCCCATTCCATGATGTCAAAAAGGGTCTTTGCCAAACCACGGCATCCAAGTGTACTGGCACACCACCGACCTTCCTTCAGCTTTCCCCAGTGAATCGCATTCGGATTGCTCTTTTCACACGGCCGGATTGCAACACAGCGATCAACCGAGTTCAGAAGCAGTTCCACATACTCCACATCTTCAAATTTTTTCAGGCAGGCAGTATTGAAACGCAACTTGCCATTTGAAATCGTCATGGCCGGATTCCGCAACGTTGAGAAATACTGCGCCCGTACTACTTCATAGCCAGAAAGATCCAGGCGATTCATAACCTCTGTGGTATCGGCCGGCTTCTCTTGCATCACACTTTCAGATGCCTCCCGATATTCCTCCGCTGAAAAGCCAGTCCAGTCCTTGTCGAAAGGAACATATCCTCGTAGGATTCCATCATTCACGACACTCAAAACTGGCAAAGGACGATTTTTCTTTGCATAACTTCTGGATGCCCGCAGATGATTTGCTGCATTATAGACTTCTCTGGACACGATTGCCTCGTGATGATCCCTTTGCCGGTATTGCGTCCGATCATTATTATTTTTCTTTGATTTATGTGTTAGAAAATTTGGCGTGAAAGTCTTTCTCGCCAGCACATCTCCACAATGGCGTTCATTGGCAATGACACCTGCAAGAGTGCCTGGGTTCCACTCTGTGTTCCCCAATTTTGTCTTCCGACCATATTCTGTCAAAAGCTCTGCAATCTCAGTAAATGAAAATCCATTCAGGTACAGATAGTAAACGACCTTTACCGTCTGAGCCTCCGCTGGATTCACTACAAGATTGCCGTCCTCATCCTGATCATATCCAAGCAGAGCAGGCGTCAGGAACAGTCCGCGGCTGAACCGGCGGTCAATGGACCAGTTCATAATGATTGACTTGGAATGAGATTCTTCTTCGGCAACTGATGCCAAAATCGTCAGGATCATACGACCGTTACTGTCAAGCGTATAAATATTATCCGCTTCAAATTTCACACCTACAGGTGGATCAAGATCTTTCAGTGTTTCAATGACAGAAAGGCAATCCACAATGTTTCGGGCAAAACGGGCGATGGACTTCGTAAGGACCAGGTCTATCTTTCCTGCTTTGCAATCTTCAATCAACTGCTGCATTCCCTTACGATGCTCCAGCGATGTTCCACTGATGCCTTCATCATCGTAAATTCCAACGAACTCCCATCCCGGCTGTGCCTTTATGTACTCTGTATAATAATTTTTCTGAAGTTCATAAGAAGAAGTCTGCTCATCATTATCAGTAGAAACACGGACATAAGCGGCGACACGCCGAATAGAGGTGCTTTCTCCAAGCCCCTCCACTGCTTTTGCCGGGATAACCTCTAATTCAGAGGTATCCACACCTTTGTATCTGTCTCTTATCCTTTGCTTGCGGTCTACCGCTTCTGCTTCACTTCTTATCATGTACTTCCTCTCATTCTTCCGGCTTTATGCTCCAATACCACTGACGCATCTTCCGATAACTTCGGATGCCGAGTTCTTTCTTTGTATTTTCTGCTGTCCTGCGGCTGATTCCTTCATCGCTCATCCGTATATAAATTTCTCTGGACCTCATGTCTCCTTCAGATAGCAGCTTTTTTATCAGATATGCTGCTTTTTCAGTCTTCGATTCAAAATTTGGTGATTCCGGCTCCGCTGTTGGGTCTGGTGCAATCTCACACTCCAGCCAACGAAATCCGTCTTCTGCAGTTATTGAAAAACGAATCTCTCCATCGGATGGAGCCAGACTGTTTTTTATCTGCCGCACGATACGAATGTCAGCGTCTTTAGGATCTCGTTCCACCTGAAGGACACTTCGTGCCGCTGCCACAACATCGATACTGCCAAGACTCCGGTAAAGTCCCTTTGTTCCCTCTTTTTTATTGAGGTGGCCGATCAGCACAATGGCACAGTCATATACAGATGCCCACATGCCCAGACGCTGCATCAGCTTTCTGGCTCTTCCGGCAATCTGAAGATCAGAATCGCTTCCGAGATACGCCTGTATCGGGTCGATTACTACCAGCCGCGGCCGAAATTCTATGATAGCCTGCCGGATACGTTCATCATCCAGTGTCAGACCACTGTATGTTTCTTCATTAATAAATGCAACATTTCTGCAATCAGCTCCGCATTTTTCCAGTCGGGGCTTTATGGTATCTGAAACACCATCTTCGGAACACTGATAAATGACCCTCTGCGGCATTCCGATGATTTTTCCATCTGGCAGAGTTCCGCCCTTGGACAGTTCTGCTATCAGATTCATCATCATTGTGGACTTGCCGTCACCGGGGTCGCCTTGCAGCAATGTGATTTTTCCAACTGCAATGAACGGATACCACAACCAGCGGACGGCAGTCGCCTGTACATCACTATATAATGTAAGAATTCCTGTTTCTCCTTTGTTCGCCATCATCGTCCCTTTCTGTACGCAGTCTTTTCTACATTTATATTATAGAGTATGTGTGGCGTTTTGACTGCCACCCATCAGGTGGCACATCATCGTTTTTGCCACCCAACAGGTGGCAAAACAGCCTTAGACCACATAACAGATAGAGGTGTAGACCTTTGCGGCCTTAGAATTCCTGTAATCAAGTTGCTATGTATTTTTCTCTGCGGGATAATCGTAACAGCCTTATGCGGGTACACATAAGGAGGAACATACATGGCATTAGATTATACTGCACTTGGAAAGCGTATCAGCACTTTCCGTAACGCATCCGGATTAACTCAGGAACAATTTTGCGAAAAGTTGAATGTATCTCGCAAACACATCAGTCAGATTGAAGCGGCAATCAGCCGCCCCAGCCTTGAAACTCTGGTCGACATTGCTAATATTCTTAACATCTCAGCAGATGATCTTCTTGTAGACAGTTTGGCGCACTCCGCGTCCACTGCCGATTCCGAGATCCACCGTCTGCTTTTAGACTGTAATGCAATTGAGCAGGAGATTCTCACCCGGATGGTAAAGGAGATGAAAGCAATTTTATACGGCTTAGGAGTTTGATTTTATAACTTGTTGATCATATAACAAAAAAGCCCGCATAAGCCACAACTGCACTTTGGAACACACCGAAGTGCTGTCTGTGGTTTATACGGGTATGGACTAAAAAAGAAGCCCACCAGCGGACCATGTAGGAATCTACACAGTGCGCCAGTGGGCTGGTATGTTTTATACTGCTTCTGCTGGAATTTGGTTCATCTTCTCTTTAAATTCTTCCACAGTCATGTTCAAGTCCTCAGCAGCTTCTTCAAGGGTAATCTTGCCCTTTTTATAATACTTTACTGTCGTTCTAAGGTCGCCAATGTCGATGCCCTCAAGAATACTCTCATTTCTTAAATCTTCCATCTGCTTGCACACTTCGCTCACTCTTTCAGTTTTTTAGACATCTGGTTTTCTCTGCCATCAATGGAAAAAGCATATCAATAGTTACACACTGCACCGGTAGGCGATGAGTTTCAATTATGCACTTCTTCTCTCATCTAGTTCTTTTACCTCATCAACTGTGAGTTTCGTAGCTTGCGCTATTTCCTCATAAGTTAGCTTTCCAATCAACAGCAAGCTACGGGCTGTTTCCAGAGAGTTTTCTCTTGCAGCTTCATTTCTCATGTCTTCCATAACCTTGCACATAACCGCCACTCCTTTCTCATCTTCTTTGAAGTACTGTACTCGATTAGCTAATACTTCATAATACATATCTTTTGCACTTGTACAAGAAAAGTCATGCATCAGTTTTCCAAGTGCCGTTTCATTTTTGATTTGAGAGTTCACATATATAATATGCGATTCGTCACCAAATGATTCTCCTGTTTCTTTAATCATACGGTCAATATGATATATCGGAAGTCCTCTTTTAAGAACATCATTCTCTGTGATGAAAATCACATAAGTTTCATTCAGGTATTCATACTGCTCGCCTGGTTCAGTAACATTCGCATCGATTATACCGCTGTTATACCTAGCTCGCTTAACACCAGCACCTTTATCATTTCGCTGAATTTCAATATTGTATACACGGTTTTCCCTATCCACTGCAAGAATATCCAACCGCACAGATTTTCCCTGTAAATTTTTAACGCTATACTGGCTATTGGATTTTTTCACTTTCAGATCGTCTCGATTCAGAATAATCTGCAACAAAAATTCTGCACACTTTATATCTTCAAAGACTTTGCTCATGAAATCATCATCCAAAAGCCTAAAACCTCGCAATCTTTGAAGATCTTCTTCATGCTTTCGCTCGAAATCCAAATCTCTACACTTATTCATCGGATATCACCCTCTTTCAGGTTGTGAAGAATAAATCTCCCCATCAATATCTTACCATCAAAGCACGCTTATTTCAAGCGGTCATGCTCTTCTAAAAAAATAATCAACCCCATCAACGCCTTGGAAATGATCACCTGTAAATTTTTTCATTAATATTCACGCCGATGCAAACTCCTATATACATCCTCGATAAAACTCATGAACTCCACGCTGGCACACTTGATCAGACATTTTCCATCCACGGCTTTCAGCTTTTCCATAACCATTTCTGCCAATGCATCCCCACGCCCTCTCATCTTCTGAGCAGCAAACACCACAGACTCATCGATGAACGCAGCGTACTTTGCACCATCAATATTGCTTTGTACCGGCACGCCTTCGCCACTGTCAAGCCGGATCACTTTTGGCTCATACACAGACCTCACCTTTCTCAGTGCCTCTGCCGGCTCCATGCTCTGAAGATATAATTTCATAGCACCGGCCGCCACAATCTCTTCAGCTTTTGCACCATATTTCTCTGCCAGCATCCCAGCTACATCTTTCATTCCAAACACTCCTCGCTATGTGTATTTTCTGTCGTATGTGTATTTCTCGCCACCCACAACATATAACAGGATTCTGCACATAGCAATCCTTACGGGTAAAAAAGGCCAGACAAAAAAAGGCAAAATAGCAGTACAATAAAACATTAAACAAAAAAAGCCCTGCCAGATGCAGCCACAAAAGCCACACCCGGCAGGGTCCTGTCTCCTTCCATCACACCGCTTCTTCCCTCTCGCGCTTCGCTGCAGTTGTCAGGTATCTGCGGTACTGAATGCTGAATCCGTACACCTTATAAGGAGCATCCACATAGACCACATTGCCGTCCATGTCACTCCGCTTATAACCCATGAAGCTGTCGAGCGTTCTGCGGTTGCCTTTTGAGGTCAGTGTCACACCGAAGTTTGTCTTATAGGTTGCCACATCCCCCTTCAGTACCCCGCTCTCAACAAAAGCACAGTAGATGCCTTTTTCAAAGTGGAGCATATCTGGTGCTTCTGCGATCCGCTCAGGAGTCAGCTTGAGCTTTCCGCTGGTGATGGCACGTTTCCGGCCTTCGATGGCATTTCCGTCCACATCCCGAAGCAGGGTTCCCTGTACATCCAGACCGTTGACTCTTAACAGCATTCCGCTTGCATTGGTATCCGGCAGTTCTTTCAGACAGGCAAGGAAGTATTCAAAGTTCTTTTTCATGATCGCCAGCACACCCTGTTCTTCCTCTATCGTCTGCCGTTCCTGTTGGAGTGTTTTCAGCCGTTCCTGCAGGTCGTTCACAAGCTCTGTATAAATCTGGGCTTCCGAACCTTCCTCCGTTTCCGTTCCATAGAAGCTCACTCCGATGCTTCCCGGTGTCAGTCCGCTCCGGATGTCCAGGTCGATGTCGTCAATGGTCACCTCCCCGTTGGAAAGGGCTTCATTCAGTTCCACGTTCTGTTCCAGTGCAGCTTCCCGAAGTGCCGCCACCTGATGGCTGATGGCATCCTGCAGGCGTTCTTCCATCTCCTTGATCTGATTTTCTACCGTTGCCATCCTCTGCACCGAGATGCTGTTGTTATTCGCCAGCCGGACAGCCTGCTCATAGGCATTGTCAAACATCGTCACGATCATGGAGGCATCACCGTGCTGTTCAAAGTCGCGCTTCATGCTGTAGAGCAGTTCCATGAAACTCTGCTCCAGCGCACACTCATGGTAGCGTTCTGAGGGGCAGCGCTTGTTTGCCGCTTCCTTTTCCTCATCCGACATGCAGCCTTTCTTGCTCCGGCAATACGCTTTCTGGTCGGGAGAACCGTTCTTCGGCGGCTCACCGTCCCGCTCCCCGACCTTACGCTTGCACCGCCAAACGGGATACGAATAGGTGTATTTTTCCAGATACTCTCCGGTATCCTCACCAGTCGCCTTAAGACTTCGCTCATCGCTGTAACCATTTGCCACACCCGTGTAGGTTGTACGGAAGAATCCCTCCCCGCAGGGCTTTCCGGCATCCGGCCCATTCTCCAGGATCGCACCGCAGCGCAGGTTTCCAAACGGAGAACCCTTAATGCTCTTTACCTTTTTCTTGCCGGGGCCTTTCGTCATATCTGCCCTCGGCTTCTCGAACAGCATGGTCTGCACCTTGTCCCAAGTCACACGGTCGATGATGCCCACATGATGGTTCTTCACATAGTACCGGGGTGCTTCGCCCTTATTGATGCTGGAACGGTGGGTAAGGAAGTCCTTCGTGATGGTCTTCTGCATCTCGATGTCGCCCACATACTTCTCATTCCGCAGGACGATCAGGATCGAGCTGGCACTCCACTTCTTCCCGTTGACCGTGAATTTTTCCATCTGATTCAGCTCCTGTGCGATCTTATTCGCCGTCTGGCCTTTCACGAAGCGGTCAAAAATGTACCGGATGATCTCTGCCTGCTCCGGCACGATGACCCACTGCTTATTTGCCCCAAGCTCATACCCCAGCATCCGTTTCAAATTGATATGCGGGACACCAGACTGGAACTTCTTCTGAATGCTCCAGCGGATGTTATCGGAAATGGAACGGCTCTCATCCTGTGCCAGTGCAGAAAGGATCGTCAGGATCAGCTCACCTTTGGCATCCAGCGTGTCGATATTCTCTTTCTCGAAATAGATACCCACGGGCGGCTTCAGCTGCCGAAGCTCACGGGTACAGGTCAGGGAGTCAATGGTGTTTCGTGCGAATCGGGAAATGGACTTTGTAACGATGTAGTCCAGCTTTCCATCCATCGCATCTTTTATCATGCGGTTGAATTCCTCTCGATGCTCCCGGTTGGTACCAGATTTTGCTTCATCTGCGTAGATGCCGGCAAAGATCCAGCCGGGCTTCCGGGTGATGAGGTCTTTGTAGAATGCTTTCTGTGTCGTGTAGGAAGTCTGCTGGCTCTCATCGCCGGTGGAAACACGGCAGTAAGCCGCCACACGGATGTTGGTCTGGCTTTTCAGCTGCCCGCCGTTCTGTACCGAGCGCACACTGGCGGGGATCACATCCACTTTTTGTCTTGTCATAATCTGCTCCTTTCTTCCAGCCTTGCAACTGGTCTTATCTTACATGCCTCTTCCGCTGGCTGCCGTCGCGCATCGTATGCCCGTCATAATAGCTTGCGGTATTGCGGTAATCTTCGATATTGGAATCCATCTCTACCTCGGTCTTGGTGTCATCGAACCAGTGTACCGTAAACTTCAGCGGTGAATGAATCGTGATGGAGAGGAGGAATGCCTTGCAGTGTTCTTCGGTCACTTCATTCAGAAAGGCCACCGTACCATCCCGCCCCACCGGGAGGTTCTTCATCCACTCGATTGCCTTTTCCCTTCGTTCATAGTCGCCCTCCAGTTCTTCCCAGTAGTCTTCCATATAGTCGAGCTGTTCGGTCAGTTTCTGCTCAGTGTCCGTGTCCTTCTGAATATCACACTCCAGTTTCTCAATGAGCTTTTTCTTCTCCTCAATAGAAGCAGGGTCGATCATCTCGTCACCGAGAAGTTCCAGACGGGTCTGCATCACATCCACCTGACTTTTCAGGAGCCGGATCTTCTTACTGGTGCTTTCCACACTGGTGTGTGCGGCTGCTATCTGCTTTTTATAAAAAGCACGGTCGCGTTCCATAAAATCCAGCTTCTGAATGCTCTCCAGCCGTGCAAGCATCTGGCTTACAAAAGAATCTGCTTCCGGGGTGAAGTTGTCATACTGCTCTTTGAACCGGCCGCTCATGATGTCTGCCACAGCCACGTTGTCATGGATGGGCTTAAGCGTCAGCCGGAACCGCTCCAGAACTGCTTTACGGAAGGCTCGGACAACCTGTTCCTCGTATACTTTTTCTGCATGGCAGATACTTTTTCCTGTCGTCCGGCTGCTCGTCGGGCACCGCCAGATGGGATAGTTCCCATTTCCGTTTGTCACATGGAAAAAGCGGCCGCACTCCCCGCAGATTAGTCTTTGGGAAAACGCTCTCGGCTTCTTGCCGGATCTTGTCCTGTTATATAAATCGCTGTTTACTTTTACGACTTCCTGTGCCTTTTCAAACAGGTCCTCGTCAACGATTGCCGGATGATGGTTCCGGACAAAATACTGAGGGACTTCGCCTTTGTTGTCCCGGACTTCATGTGTCAGGTAATCCGATGTGAACTTCTTCTGGATAAGGACTGCACCCATGTACCGCTCGGCACGGACGATCCGCGTGATATTCCCGCCTGTCCATCCATCCAGCAGATCACTGTTTAACTGCCCTTTCTTGGATTTTTTCTTTCTTACTCTCACTGCGTCGGTGACAGGAGCCGGAATCTTGTCCATGTTCAGTCCCCTTGCAATCTCCGTATAGGCTTTTCCTTCCACGACTTCATGGAAAATGCGCCGGACGACCCTGGCTTCTTCCTCAACGATCTCAATATCTTTATACTCATATCCGCTCTCGGAGGTAACCATCTTCCCATTGTAGCGGTATCCGTACATGATCTTGTTGGGAACATCCCCCTTCGGAAAGCGCATCTTCTGCCCCAGCCGGATGTTGCTAGAAATGCTGCGGCTTTCTTCCTGTGCAATGGCTGCCAGTGTCGTAAGGATGAAGTCGCTGGTCGGGTCTGCTGTATCCAGATTTTCTTTCTCGAACAGAATCGTTACCCCGCAGTCATGCAGGATATCCAGTGCGCTCATAAAGTCAGCCGTGTTTCGGGCAAATCGTGATATGGACTTGCACACAATGCGGTCGATCTTCCCGTCCTTACAATGGCGCATCAGTCGGCGGAATCCGGTTCTCTTTTCCTTGGAAGTGCCGGAGATGCCGTAATCGGAGTACACACCGACTGCATTCCATGCCGGATTATTTTCAATCAGCTGGTTAAAGTATTTTTCCTGCGTTTCATAGGAGTTCTCCTGGTCGCTCATGTCCGTAGAAACGCGGATGTAAGCTGCCACATTAAGGGTTCCGGCTTTCTTTTTGGTAGCCCGGAAGGTCGCCGTCGAAACGAACTTGTTATCCTGCGGTTCTTCCGGTGTGAAGAGCTTCGTAAACTCACTCTCCATACTGCTCTGCAGCCGTTCTGCAATGTCCGGCTCTGCCATGACCTTTTTGGCATCCAGAGCTTTCTGGATAAGAGCTGTGATACCGGCGTCCACGATGTCTTTTGATTTTTGGGGTGTCTGTTTTTTATCTGATGCGTTTTTGGGTTTTTGTTGAGTAGACTTGCCCTGGTGCGTATCAGCCAGTGGTAAAAAAGAAGCTGTGGCAGCATCCGTACTTTGACGAACATCTGCCACAGCTTCCACAGGTTTCTTTTTCCCAAGAGCGGCTTCCAGTAAAGCCGAGACATCCACAGCAGATGCATTTACTCTCTTCTGCTGTTTCTGCTGTACTGTATTCTTCACAGTCTTTTTCTGCAGATTTGCAAGGAAATCCGTACCAGTACTCATAGTTTTCGCTCCTTTCCTGCCCGTTTTCTTCTCTTTGGGCAGTCACATATTCCCTCTGTTTCGTGATATTATCAAGTAATTTCGGCGCAGAAAGACGGAGAATAATCTGGGAGATTATTGTCTTATCTGCACGATTTTTATTTTTATTTTGTTTCTTTTTCCAGTTGCGATTTTTCCGATTCCGCATATACTATTACTGAGCGTGATAGTTCACACGCCACAAATTATTCCAGAGTACTTGTGTTCTGGTTATTTTGTGCTATAATGAACTTAGAGGATAGCGGCATTGACCAGCTATCGTGGCGTTGAAGCAGTGGACTGGTTCGGTTTCAGCCGATTGTGGAGCCTGCCCGTGGGTTATGCGACAACCACAAGCCGAATAGATTCTTTGAATCGAACAAAAACGCTTAATGAGAGCCTTGCTACGGCAGGGCTCTTATTTTTTGGCAAAGGAGATGATGGCATGAGTACCGATATACTATATGAAGCGGCATTAACGTGGAAAGAACTAATGCAGTTCAATTACGTTTTTACATATGGCTACAAAAAGCAGCTTCATACCATCACTCTCGCTTTCCCACCTGAGCGATTTCCGCATCTTGCAGGTTTTCAATATTTGACTGATGTCAGTCTGCCACGATTCAACCGTTCAAAAACGCTTGACATGATCCTGCGTAAAAAAATCATGCTTTCTCAGATCGAAAAAGGCTCTCAATATCAGGAAAGTGTAAAGCCCCGCCTGGAAGCATTGGTTCGCTTAAAGCAAACAATTGAACAGGACTTTATCCTCCATTCCTACATGCCGCGTTTTTATTCCTTCAGCACCCAAATACAAGCTGATTACCTGATTTCTAAAGCTACACCGCCAATTGATTTTATCTTTATCATCCGATCAACTTCATCAGGTGACATTTCCGTTTGTGATTTTGTTTGCTGCTCTGCTTTTACACAAACAGACCGAGATTACCGTGAGAACCAGCGCCCACGAACAATCCTGAAAAAAGAACGGATTTGCGTTTCAACATCTGAAACTGTTATCTTATATGATCGGCTAACCGGACAGGAATAGCCCATTTTGAAAGGCACAGCCCACACCTGGTTCTGTGTCTTTTTTCATATTCTTTAACATTCAGCTAATTCACCTCGCAATAATGTTTATGTACGCCCCGCCCTGTAAGGACGGGGACTGTTTTTAGATACGGGATGCAAAGTCAAGTGCGATCCAGCCTGCACCGGATTTCAGCTTGCCCCAGCCCTTTGCAGAACCAGCACCGGCAGCTTCTGCCACGATGGTAAACACGCCCTTTCCGGTGTAATAACCGGTCTTACCGTAATTCGTGCCCGGTCCCTTGCGGATGTTGAGGTCTTTAATGGATACACGCACAGTATACGGGACTGAAGACTTCGGTTCCGGGTAGACGGCCTTACCCGCCGGGTCAAAAACATAATAGCCCGGATTCTTATCCGCACACTGCTTTGCATAGGTGCGGTCGTGGAACGCACCTTTCTGGGAAGCGGCATTCTGCCAGCTCTTACGGACACGGTACCAGCCGGAAATGGTGGTGCTTCCAGCAGCCGCATTGTACTGCGTCAGGTTCCAACGCTCGATGATATTGCAGAGATCCTGCACATAGGTGTGACTGGTAGCATAGCCACCATCCTTGATGATCTGTGCCGCTTTCTTGTAATCAGTGCAGCCTGCCAGACCCTCGTAGCGTTTCCTGCTGCCGTTCATCGCACCGAGCAGATATGCCGCATGGTCGGCAATGGAGTCTTCCACACAGGCGTACTTACGGAAGTCAGCGGTGATCGTGACCATCGAACCGTCATCGTTCTGCTCCTGCGTTTTCTTGGTATAGACGGACTTGCCATCCCAACTGCTGCCGCTCCAGCTGTTCCCGGAAAGCGAAGTCTTCATGCCGAAGCAGTTATTGGCATTTTGTGCCAGCTCAGATTTACCGTAGCCGGATTCCAGAATGAACTGTGCCATCGACACGCAGGCAAGGATGCCAGTAGTTTTCTGGTTCGCAGTAAACAGCGGACCGATCTTTGCCACTGCCTCTGCTTCTGACAGGTTTTTCAGCGAAGAAGCCTGCATGCCGGATGAGGATGAACCGCCCAGTGCTGCAGTTACCCTTGCGGCCAGATCACCCAGGCGGGCATACAGCCAGTTTCCAGGGCAGCTTTTGTTGGCAAACCAGCGGTGAACGGTCAGCACCATTTCATCTGCCGCCGGAGCATAGTTGAGTGTCTTATTTTTATCACCCAGCCACAGGAGCTTCTTCTTCCCGTTACGCTTGCAGATATCGATGCAGAGCTTGACGAGAGAGTCATATACGGCACTGTTCATGGCATACGGCTCATTCATGTCGCTGGCGCACTCGATGGTGACAGCCCTCTGGTCATTGGCATTGCTGGACGAACACCAGCTGCGGTTCTTTTCCTCGACACAAAGTGACACCCGCCCATCCGTACCGATGCCGTAGTTGCAGCTTGCCTGACGGCTCGTGCTGGTAAAGCAGCCGCAGATGCTCTCCGCAGAAAGCTGACCGACCACACAATGCGGTGTGATGCGGTCGATACTGTGTGTCCTCTGCCCGGAATGGTTCGGGGAGAGCTTGGTGTAAACAACGAGTGGACTATTGGTATATCCCATAATGATTTCCTCCTGCTAAAAAAGTTGAGGCCCAGATCACTCTGAACCTCGTGCTGTGGTTATTCTGTTGTTACGGGATCAGCAGTTTCATGCCGACCCGGATGGCGTTGGAAGTCAGCCCATTCAGCACACGGATATCTGCACAGCGGCTGCCGCTTCCCAGTTCCTTATCTGCGATCTTCCAGAGATTATCACCAGGAACAACGGTATAGATCCTGCCTGCTGTGAACGCATAGGTATCCGCACTGTTCAGGACATATGCCACACCGTCCTCTGCCTCGGCACACTTGATCTTCAGCCAACCATCACAGAACTGCACCACTTCCACAAGGGCATTCTTCTTATAGACCGCTACGACCTCCGCTTCCAGACTCGGCTTTTTGCGGATGATCATGAGGGTCTTGAGCTTGCCGTAGGCAATGGTCGCCGGAAGCTCCTCCGCAGTCGGGAACTCATTCTCATCCACAGCGGACTCCTCATTCTTATCAACTTCATCCTCTGCTTCCTTTTCCGCCGGGGTATCTTCCACAGGGGTTGTGGTTTCCGGCTTATCTTCCGGGATATCGTCCACGACTGCTTTCTCCTCACTCTCATCTGCGCCGGTATCCGGGACAGCCTCTTCCGGATAGATCACGTTGCCGTCATTGTCGAACACTCGGCTGCCGGGGTTCTCATCGCACTTGGCTTTTGCATTCGCCAGCAGACGGTACGCGCCAAACTGGGATGCCTCATCTTCCCAGACTTCACGCACACGGTAATAACCGGTCGTCAGTTTTGCGGGACACTCTTTCTTACTCATATTGCTTTCCTCCTAAAAATTGAGGGAGAGGCTGTTACACCTCTCCCCATTGATTACTCGTCCTTATTCTCCTTTTCTTCCTTCAACTGTGCCAGCATCTCCTTGAGCTTCTCCGGCACCGGAAGACCGATAACGGCTGCGTTTTCGAGGCAGCTCAGGCCCTCATTCGCCAGATAGAAAAACACCACTGCTGTACGGATGGCCGCTCCATTCTGGAGGATCTGTGTGTCAATGATGTTGGCAATGCCGACCAGTACGAAGATGCACACCTTCTTGGCGATGCCCTTAAAGCCAACTTCAGAAGAAAGCTCATGCTTGATCGCTGCCGCCAGCACTCCGGTGAAGTAGTCACAGACCACGAACACTACAAGTGCATACAGGAAGCCGTCAAACCCGCCAAAGAACCAGCCCAGGAAACCACCCAGACCTGCGAACATCCATTCAATCTTGTCGATCACATTCTGCATAATCTTGTCCTTTCCTGCCCATTTGGGCATAAAAATAGACGGTCAATGCCGCCTTGTGTATACTCCTTCTATAATGAACACCGTTTCACAGGCATTTGGGAGGTATGTCTGTCAGGGACGGTGGAAATTTATTTGCTGTCTTCCGTCAGCCATGCACGGATCTGGCAGTAATAGCCGTCTGCCCATGCCTGATAGCCTCTTCCGGACGGGTGGATGCTGTTGGTCAGCGCCCGGCTGGTTTCCGTGAATCGGTTCGTCACCGGCTTATCCGAATACGGAAATGCCAGACGGCGGTCCGTGCGAAGACCGTGGGCAAAACAGGTCACGTTTTTGCGATACTTGCCAGCATCAAATGCCTTGATCAGTGCAAGGTTCAGCGTGTTAATGCTCATATGGAAGATACCCATGTTGGAACCGCACTGATAAGAATAATCCGAGCCGGGACCACAAAGACCGATACCGATCTTGCAGTTCGGGAAGCCCGTTTCCTTATCCAGCAGCGCATCGATGAACTGCTTCGCCTGATCCACGAACTTCTGCACCTCAGCTTCCGTGCGGTACAGTGTAGTGCCCTGCGACACATCATTGGTGCCAAGTGCGATCAGGAAGTAGTTGATACCCTCATAGCCGTTGGTCTCACAGTATTTCTGGAAATCCAGACGGCCTTTGATCTTATCCCAGAATGCATTCGTTTTGCCGGCGTAATCCGTGTCTGCCAGATACCGGGCAAAGGTCCAGCTGCCACGTCCTTCGTGCTTGCCGCCAGACGGTCCTCTCGTTCCCAGCTGGTGGATCACGCAGTCATTATCCTCTGCCAGCAGACGGTACACTTCCGTTGCAACGGAGCCATTGTCCACGAGAGAGTCTCCACAGATGCAGATATTCTTTGTGAGCTTGTCCTTCAGCTTATGGTGAACCCTGACCTGGACAGGTTTGGACGATACCGTATGGCAGTCATCTTCATCCAGACGGCGGACGGTCAGTGCAAAATCCGTACTGTCCTTCGTCGGCGTGTAGTTCATGCAGTACTCGTTCCGGGTCAGGCTCGGTGCATTCGTGCCTCTGGCGAGCACATACAGATTTTCCTTGCCATCGTGGCGGGAAAGACAGTCAAAGAAGATGGAAAGCTGGCGTCCCTCCATGCAGTCCCAGTGGGACGGGGTCACGATGTCATCCTCTACAGCCGGAGTAATGGCTTTCTGCACATAATCCGTGATACGCTTCGGGATGAAAGATGCCGCGTTATCTGCGAAGAGATCACCCGCTTTGTATTCCTTACCGCCCACAATGAACTTCACATCCGGGTGAATGTGCGGATTATACAGCTTGCTCTGATACCAGGATGCAATATAGAAACCATTCGTACCCAGCTTTCGGAACAGGCTGGTGTCGTACAGATTGATGGTTTTCGTACCAGCGTCATAAGCGAGAATGCGCATCGGCATGCCAAAAGTCGAGCTGGGTGTGTTAAATGCCATCTCCACCGGATCGCCTGCCGTGATCCACTCATAGTGGAACGTATCCGGAACACCCAGACACTTGGTACTGACCTGGATCGTACCGGCATTCTGGTCAATGGTAATGCCACCGCTTGCCAGATACATATGGCGGGAATCCTTACCGGCAAGATCCGTGCGGAGCTGCTGGAAGCGGTCCTCATACTTCTTTTCGATATAGTAGTCACGCCGCTCTTCATCGAACAGCTCACCAGCCTTATAAGTCGTGCCATCCAGTACAATGCTGAAAGAAGAACCCATGTGCGGATACCAGAAATGGTTTTCATACCATGCAGCGATATAGTAGCCGTTTACTCCCAATGCCCGGAACTGTGCAGTGTTGTAAAGATTGATCTGATCTATGGACGAGTCATAGGCAAGGATCAGCATGTGATGCTTTTCTGCTTCCGTACTATCCAACATCGGTACCGGCTCCTCACTAGCACTGATCCAGTAGTAAGCACCGTTATCGACAACCGCCAGGATACGTTTCGTGACCTGAATGGTGCGGTTGACCGTATCGATCGCAAACTGGCCTGTAGCGAGGAACATCTTTGCTGAACGGTACTTGTGCCAGGTCATCGCAGTATTCGCAATCTTGGCTGGATTGCCATAATCGATCCCGTTGATGACTGTACCGTTGCTCGAAGGAGCTGCGTACACCACATTCCAGTCAAAAAAGACCGCAAACACAAAGCGGCCCTTTGTGAATAGATCGCCCCAGCTATCGCCGCTTGTATTTTCCACCTTAATGACAGGGACTTCTGTCTTTTCTCCCGTCTTGTTTGCGGATGCTTCCGCACCATCATAGTAGATCGCCCACCATTTTCCCACTACTGCAAAGTCAAATGAGGTACTGTTTTCCGCCACCAGTTTCGTCTGCTCGTACTGTATACCATTTGTACGGCGGCAGACATACACACTCTTTCCCTCCGGGAATGTGACTGTCACCTTGCTGCCCGTGAACCTGATATCCACGCTGCCGTTCATCCACTGCCAGCCTGTTGCGTAATTTGACAGCAATCTCATCGGGAGCATGTTGTCATAGAGGTACACCGAGAGCTTCGAGAACAGCTTTTCATTGGTGGTGACAGAGATGAAACGGGTATTCGGAAGCAGTGTGATCACATAGTTGTCATAGACCTTGCCGCTCTCTGCCCGGAAACAGCCACCGAGGAACTTACGGTCCATGTCATAGCAGACCACGTTGTTATAGTCATTCCGGCCGCTCATATAGCCGAACTGACCGTCCACCAGAATCGCATCACCGCTGACCGGGACCATGTGCGCCACGCGCCAGCTTTCCGAAGCTACAAGGTTGCCGTTCTGGTTTGCGTAACCATTTTTGATCACCCAGTTCTTCATGATATTCTGCATGGAACGCACCCTGCCGACCGCACGGATATTGTCACCGGCTGTAGGATAAGTCTTTCCCTCATCATCCACACGGGCATCTACAAGCTCCTGTGCATAGTTGGCATTTTTATCTGTAGATGCCTTGACGTTGGCATTGATCTGGGCTTTCAGCGTTTCTGCAGTCTTATCCATCTCGGACTTACTGGCCGCAACCGCACTATTTGCGGCATCGACCTTCTGGGTGATATCCGCTACATCCTGTGCGGTCATCTTGCGCAGGACCGCCACATCTGATGCAGTATCTGTACGAAGCTGCTCTACATCTGCCGCAGTATCCTTGCGGAACTGCTCCACTTCTTCTGCCGTATTCTGACGGTACAGAGCCATCTGCTCCGAGAACCGGGAACACATCGCCCAGTATTCCTCCTGTGATAGAAGCGTTCCGGCCGGCACAGGTTTCCGGCTCATATAGCTGTCGCCTGTGGATTCCTCATACACAATTGTAAGAGGTTCATATTCTTTTGCTTTGTCCCAGACACCATCATGGCGAGGGACGATTCGGTTGCCGATATATTCCGACATATTTTCCCCTTTCCCGGCTCTATCAGCCGTTTGCAAACTCTACGATCAGCCGTCCGTCACCGTCCATTGAAAAGATGAGCTTCAGACCGTCTTCAGTGGTGAAAGCAAAATAGCCGTCATCCGTAACCGTACAGTTCAAAAGATTTTCAATGAATTTCTGGATGGTGCTGGATTCCGACTTGTCACTGAAGCCGAGTCCATCCTCCGACACAACGGCAAAATAGCCATCATCCGTGATATACACTTCCAACAGACCTTTACGGATAGCTTCCACCACACCTGCGTAGGTATAGGTGGCGATCTTGCCGTTGTTGATGGCCGCCCGCTCCACCTTCAATGTGAGGGAGAACGAACCAAGGACATCACCCGCTGTGCTGAGCATAACAACATCCAGCGGAAACCGCCCGGCCTGTGCGGTCATGAAGGTCGTGATCGTAAAGACGACCGCCCCATTTTCAACAAACACAAGGTCGGATGCTGTTTCGCTGGTGTAGTGAAAGATCGTACCGTCCGGTCTGGTACCGGAACAGGCAACGATGCAGTCCTGTGGCACGGAATACTGCACCGAGTTGTTATACAAAACACAGCGAACTTTCCGTGCTTTGTTGTCATACTGCTTAACCGGAACTGTCACCGGGATCAGGTTCTCCGTCAGCGACAGCTCCACTTCCTGATAAATGCTTGTGACCATTACGCGCCCCCTCCTTCCTGATCGGTCTTCTTATCATCTGTTTCTTCTTTGTTCCCATTATCTTTTCCTTCGGTGTCCGGGTTCTCCGGCTCCGGCTTTTCCGGTTCCGTCGGTGTGGTCGGTTCCGTTGGCTGTTCCGGCTCATAGCCGATGGTCTGCCACTGTTCTCCATCCCAGAGCTTTAACTGCAGGTTCTTCTTATCGACCCAGAGCGTATCTGCTACCGGGGCTTCCGGTGCGGTTTCCGATACCGGGACACTCGGCTGGTACTTTTCATCCAGTTCTTTTTCGACCTCTTCCGACAGCTTCTTCGCCACACTGTATCTCTCGTCCAACTCCTTTTGCAGATCTTCCGAGATTTCCGTAAGAGTGCCATACCGCTTATCCAGTTCCTCATATAAATCCTTGGACAGCTTTTTTGCTGTTTCGTACCGCTGATCGAGCGTTTTCTGAAGCTCGGCAGAAATGGCGGTCGCTGTTTTGTACCGCTCATCCAGTTCCTTCAGCAGCTCCTCGGAAAGCTCCGTGGCTTTCTTATAGCGGTCATCCAGTTCTTTGAGGGTCTGTTCCAGCAGGATCGCTGTCCTGACTGCAGTGTCATCCTCCTCCCAGCCATAGCCCCACGTCTTACCGCCATCCGTGGATACAAACAACCCGGCAGAGCTGTTCTTCCATGCGACCGTTGACTGTTTCAAAGTCGCCGCATTGAATGCATACCGGGTCGTATTTCCCTTATTGTCAGTTTCATTTTTATAATGAAGGCCAAACAGCGCAGCAAAAAGCGTACCGTCATAAATGATGGATGCCGTGATTCCACCGACCTGCTCTCCCACTGCTGTCTCCGCACGGACTGCCGTATCGTAGGCAATCGTTGCTGTATTCCGGATGCTGTTGAGCGAACCAGTCAGAGAAGAATTCCGGCTGCTGACCGTGGAGTTCGACAGCGTAATGCTGTTATAGCGTTCCAGTAGCGCATCATACTCGGTTTCGGTGACTTTGGAACTGACCTCAATGCCCAGCTTTGAGATATACACATGGACCGTATCGCAAAGGGAGACACGCTCTGCTTCCACGATGTCCTCATACCCCGACGTATTCCAGAGCTGTAAAAAGTCGATCTTGATGTCGATCTCCGGCTCCGTTAAGTCCGTGGTGTCGATATAGTTCTGTGCGTATTCCCGGAGTGCCGCTTCACTCGGCTTTTCCTGAAAATTGCTGGTACAGTCCAGCACGGTAACCTTCTGGTAAGGAATTGACCGTTTGCTTTGCAGCACCACCTTCTCCGGCAGTTCCATAACCGCCTGGGTTTCATTGTCCACCCAGTACGGATGCACACCAGTGATCGTGTTCTCGATGGATTTTTCCATCTTGAAATCCGTCAGGTTCTTACCGTAGATGATGTGGACATTGTGATCCGCACCTCTGGTTTTATGAAACTTGACCGTATACCGGTTCCACTCGAATTCACCGCCAAAAACATCCAGAACTGACCCGGTCATACCTCCAAGGCAGTTTCGGAAGGAGGATGGAACTCCCAGCGTAAAGGTTGCACTGGATTCCACATCCGTCCAGACATTAAACGGACAGTCAGAAGCCGCATGGCTTTTCAGCCCCTGCATTGCTCCCGCACACCCAGTCACTGAGAACGGGGAAACTGTGATGAAGTTCAGCTGGTAGGAAATGTGCCGAGCCTGAACTTCCAGCTTTCCATCTATCGGGGTCGTGATCTTGTAGATGCGGAACGGCTGAGACTGCATGGTATCGGATGGCTTGGCAAGGATGATATTCCCCTCCTCCAGCATCTCTGCATGGATGCCATCTGCCGGACAGACCAGCTTCAGTTCATAGCTTCCGTTTCTCTTTTCCGTTACGGTACAAGACTGTGCATCTGCCAGCTTTCCAATACCGTTATGATTGAACTTCATCTCTGTTGATGCATATAAACATGGGATCACTGGCTGCACCTCCCTCTTACAGCGTCCACCAGCGTGGAGTCACCTCCACCGCCGTGATGCCGCCTGTCCATGCGATTTGTGTCTTTCCCTCCGGCAGTTCCGGGAAATCATCCGAAAGGATGGTCTCATTGCAGAAGCCGGAAGCGTTGTAAGCGTTGTGCGTTTCACAGTTGAGCAGCACGTAGTCCTTGATGCTGTGGATGGTGATCTTCTCCTCACCCACATACAGTTCGCCGCCAGAATCCCCGTAGATCTTGAAGATAGGCTGTGCCGGAAAAGCGAATGGGTTCTTTAAGGTCGACCTGCCATCCAGCCGGATCACCCTCTGCCCATCCACGCTCCAACGCTGGGGCTTACAGTTGAATGTCAGCTCCATCTCAGCGGCTTTCTGGGCTGTCACATCAAATTCCAGGGCGTCCTTGCAAACTGCCATCCGGAAGAAATCCGGGTCGTAGGTGTCCTGCAATTTCTGATACCCGATCGGAGATAACAGCCATGCCTTGACCGCTGCGGTCTTGGCAGGCAGACCGTTGAAGAAAAATGCCTTATACTTGATATCCACGTTCTGATACCTACGCCTGCCTGTCCTTGCATTCTCGGTGATGATGTCCCCGTTCCTGCCGGGTACGGAGGTGCTCTCCACATCCGCAGCCGGGGAATCATACACACCGGGACCAGACAAATATAAAAGGAAGTCCTTGCTGGACTTCCCGGCAAAGGACAGATACTGTCTGGCATATCTGCCTTTGAGCTGAAACTGTGATACTGTCTGCTTTGGGGTGTTATAGCCCATACGCATCTCCTCCTTTACTTGAAGACCGAATCATCCTCGTGGATCATGCCGTTGATCTTATCGGCAACGGTCTGTGCGAGTTCATCATCGTTCCGGGCATTGTAGCCGTTGACCGTGATATATACGCCACCAAGGTTGGTCGTCCGGGTGGTACCGCCTCCGGCCAGAGCCGCCTGCGGGAAGTTCCAGCCAGAGCCATCGAAGTGCGGCAGGGTCAGTTCCGGCAGACTGAAGGAACTGATGCCCTCCATACCCTGCTGCACCTTTGCTGCCATCGACTTGATCTGGCTGATTAGTCCGCCCTCGCCTTTCTTGATGCCGCCGGAAAGCAGCTTCATAAAGTCTGGCATATAGGTGTCTGCATCTGCCAGAGGTCCTTCATCCGGCACAGAGAAGTGCAGGAACGAACGGATACCGCTTGCCACACTCTTGACCGCACTGCCGACCCAGCTCACACCCTTCTTGATGCCTCCTGCAATACCGCCAACGATATCCTTGCCCCAGCTGACTGCCGAGGAAGCCACGTTCTTGATACCGCCCCAGATGGACGATGCCACGTTGCCGATGGCAGAAGCCGCATTGGAGATACCGTTCTTGATGGCATTTACTCCATTCGAGAATACCGAAGTGACCTTGTTCCAGATATTCGTGACTCCTTCCCGGAAGCCATCGCAGTTTTTCCAGAGAGCGGTCAGTCCAAGACCGATGCCGCCAACGGCCGCCACTGCGATACCTGCAGGACCCGCCAGACCAGCAAGTGCTGTGCCTGCGGATGCGAGGAAACCACCTGCGGAGCTTGCTACGCCTGCAAGAGCCGTACCCGCACCTGCCGCCAGACCAGATACGGCCGTGCCAACCGAGCCGAACAGTCCTGCGATTGCGGAGCCGGCAGAACCAGTAATTCCGCCCAATGTGGAACCCACACCAGACAGAAGCCCAGAAAGACTGCCGCCTAAGCCGCCGATCTTCGTCACTACACCGGAAAGCAGCCCGCCCAGATTCGACAGGATTCCCCCACCGCTGGAGCCAAGGCTTCCCAGCTTCGAGATGATACCGGAGATTCCCTCTCCCAGACCGCCCATTTTGGAGGTCAGCCCGGAGATCAGGTTGCCAAAGTTCGACACGATCTGACCGCCATCTGCGCTACCAATCTTCGACAGGAAACTGCCGATGTTGGACAGCAGACCGCCTCCGTTTTCTGTACCGAGGACGTTGCCGAGGTTCTGCATCGTATTTCCGAGGTTCCCGATGGTGTTCTTCATGGAGCCGAGCTTGTCCACAAGGCCCGTGACCGTATTGACCGTGTCACCGACTTTGCTGATGCCGCTTCCCAGGTTCTTTAGGAAGTCCGAATTGAAGGTATCGCCAAGGCTGCGGATCGCATTCCCAAGGGAACTGGTCTGAGAACTCAGTTCTCCAATGGAATCCTTCATATCCGTAAAGCCCTGCTTCACTTCATCGCTCATACTGCCGACTGCAGTTTTGGTGATGCCCTGCAGGTCAGTCCAGAGCTGCTGGAACTGGGTCTTCACCCCGGAAAGCCCGGACATGAGCTGGGTCTGGATGCCACTGCCCACATCCCTTGCAGCACTGCCGATACCGCTCTGACTTTTCTTGATCGTGGTAGCAAAACTGCCGACCACAGAATCCATCCAATCGCCCAGCGAATCCACCGGGGTCGTGAGGTTGCTGCTCATAGACCCAGCAAGTCCCTGCACGGCTTTCACCACCGACTTGACATTTTTCTTAATGCCGGTCGCCAGCAACTTCATGAAGTCCGGCATATAGGTGTCTGCATCGGACAGAGGTCCTTCGTCCGGCACAGAGAAATGCAACAGACTTCTGACCCTGCTTGCAACATTTTCTGCCGCTGCAATCACGGAACCAGCCGCTGCCCGGACACCTGCCGCCATCTGGGAACAGATATCTGCACCCCAGCGGTATGCCGAAGAAGCAATCGAACCGAGCGAGTTAAAGCTGCTCCTGATACTTGCAACACCAGAAGAAACCGTGCTGCGCAGGCTGGACATTGCCGAAGACACCGTGGACTTGATGCTGTTGAAAGCAGAGGCCGTAGTGGATTTCAGTGTGTTCCAGCCGCTTGTGACCGTACTACGGACAGCTGTGACAGAAGAAGTCGTAAGGGACTTGATACTATTCCATGCAGTCGTAATGACTGTTTTGATACCATTCCAGCTAGTGTTTGTCAGAGTTTTCACTGCGTTCCATGCGCTGGTCATGGACGATTTTACAGAAGCAGTCGCCGAAGTAGTCAGAGACTTAATTCCGTTCCATGCTGTGGTGATAACGCTCTTGATTCCGTTCCAGCTGGTCGTTGTCAGCGACTTCACTGCATTCCATGCACTCATCATGGACGTTTTCACTGCTACTGTTGCGGAAATCACATTAGATTTCACCGCCGCAAAGCTGGTTTGGATGGTGGTCTTGATACTGTTCCATGTGCTTGTGGTACTGGTCGTAATGGAACTCCATGCGGATCTCATCGCGGCACTTACACCTACCGTTCCGGTTTTCACCGTCTGGCTGATGGCTGCCCAGCTCTTACTGTATGCCTGCTCTACTCCCCTCATGGAGTTGGTAATGGAGGTAGACAGCGTGGTGGACAGGTTCTCTGCCGCCGCAGTCACAAGACCGGTATTGGTCGTGATGCCGTTTGCCACTCCCTGCATGAAGTCCGGCATCCAGCTTTCCATATCCGCCAACGGTCCTTCATCTGGTACAGAGAAGTGCAGGAAGGAACGGATACGGTCCGCCACTCCCGATACGGCACTTGCCACATCCTGAATTCTCGACTGGATACCGGACACAATGTTGCCGATCATGTCAGAGCCCCACGAAAATGCCTGTCCAGCCAGCCCCTTGATAAAGGAGACTGCACTGTTAAAGCCGTTCGTGATGGTGTTTTTGATACCGGAAATCGTAGAGGAAATCCCGGATTTCATCGAATTAAAGGCTGTGATCGCCGCGCTCTTGATGCTGTTACTGAGGGACGAAACCGTAGACTTCATGGCATTCCAGCCGGAGGAAACCACCGATTTGATGCTGTTAACCACACCGGAGATCCTGCTGCTGATGGCGCTCCAGATGGAAGAAACCGTGGACTGGATTGCAGAAAGGACTGTCGAAATGACCGTCTTGATTGCATTCCATGCCGTACTCATCCGGGTCTGGATGCCAGTCAGCAGCGGAGACAGGAACGATACAATGGCATTCCACACCGTCGTCACTGCAGTCTGGATCGCAGTCAGCACCGTGGAGATGGCTGTCTGGATCGCAGACCAAACCGTAGAGAAAGTCGTCTGCAATCCGGTCAACATCGGGGTCACAAAAGCGACGATGGCGTTCCAGATGGAAGTAATCTTCGTCTGAATCGCGGTCAGTGCTGCGCCGATCAGGATCTGGATTGCCTGCCAGATGGTCTCAAACAGATATTTGAACGCATCCAGCAGAGGTTTCATGGTGTTGTAGATTCCGTTCCACACTGTAGTGATCGTGGTACTGATGGTGTTCATGACCGTAGAGATTGCGGTCGAGATCGCCGTCCACACAGTTATCACCGTGGTATGGATCGTATTCAGCACAGAAGAAACTGCTGTGGAAATAGCCGTCCAGATCGTGCTGAAAGTCGTCTGGATACTGGTAAGGACTGTGTTAAAGAAGCCCGAAACAGCAGTAAACACAGTCGTTGCTACACTTTGGATGGTAGAAACTGTGTTTGAAAAGAAGCTGCTGATTCCACTCCACACGGTCTCGAAGAAGCTCTTGATACTGCCCCAGACCGTCTGCCAGTCCGTACCGAACAGACCGAGGAACACATCCAGTGCGCTCTTTAGTGCGGTAAGCGTCGTGGAGAATACAGACTTCACACCATCCCAGATGCTGGAGAAGATGCCTTTTACTGCTTCCCATGCGCCGCTCCAGTTGCCGGAGAACACATTGGAAAAGACATCGAACAGGCCAAGCAATGTATCCAGAACCACACCGAGAATGGTGGCAATATTCTGGAATGCTCCCTCAAACAGCGGTGCAAGCACCTGACAGAAGCCATCCCAAACTGCTTTCAGTACCTCAGTGACATCCTTAAAATCAAAGCCCAGCCCGTTGATCCGCTGTGTCAGCTGGTCGCAGAAGCCTTTCACCTTGGAAACAATGTCGTTCCAGATGCCGGTAATGGCAGTACGGAACTCCTCGTTGGTGTTCCAGAGATTCATGAACGCTGCCACCAGCGTACCGATGACCGCCACCACGGCTACGACCGGCCCGGACAGACCACCCAGAACCACACCCAGCTTGCTGAACACACCGCTGGCACTGCCCACATGGGTGATGAGAAGCCGGACACCCTTTGCAAGAGAACTGAATCCCCGCATCGCTGTGCCGACGGTCGATATGGTCTTGCCCAGCACAATGAGCAGCGGACCGATGGATGCTGCCAAGAGCCCTATCTTGATGATTGTTTCCCTGGTACTTTCATCCATGCTGTTGAGCTTGTCCACGAACTGCTGCACGGCAGATACGATCTTGCGGATGGTGGGCATCAGAATGTCGCCAAAAGAAATAGCCAGCTCCTCCAGCTGAGATTTCAGGATGGTGAGCTGACCATTTAAATTGTCCTGCATAGTCTCTGCCATGCTCTCGGATGCGCCATCGCAGTTTTCAATGGCTCCACGCAGTTTGTTGATGTCTGTCTCGCTGGAATTCATCAGGGCAAGGAAGCCGGACATGGCATTCTTGCCAACCAGTGCCTCTGCATTGGATGCTTTTTCAGATTCAGTCAAGCCAGAAAATGCTACACGGCAGTCTGCAAGGATATCGTTCAGGCTCCTCATACTGCCATCTGCATTGCTGGTGGCAATCGTAACTTCACCGATGTTCTTGCCCGCAAAGGTCACTTCACCGGAAAGGTTGTTCATGATGGTACGAAGGGACGTACCAGCCTGCGAAGCCTTGATACCACTGTTTGCCATCAGACCGATGGCTTCTGCGGTATCCTCTGCCGAGAACCCCAGCGCACCGGCGATAGGCGCGCAGTACTTGAACGTCTCGCCCATCAAGCTGACGTTGGTATTCGCATTGGAGGAAGCGGCTGCAAGGATATCTGCAAAATGCCCGGAATCCGCAGCAGATAAGCCGAACGCGGTAAGAGCATCCGTGACGATATCCGAAGTCGTGGCGAGGTCTTCACCGGACGCCGCCGCGAGGTTCATGATACCTTCGATACCATTCAGCATGTCCCCCGTTTTCCATCCGGCCATGGCCATATATTCCATTGCCGAAGCTGCCTCAGATGCGGAGAACTTGGTCTTCGCACCCATCTCACGGGCTTTCGCACGAAGCTGGTCAAAGTCATCCCCTGTTGCACCGGAAATGGCAGAAACCTTGCTCATCTCGGAATCAAAGTCGGCTGCGGTCTTCACTGCGGCAGTGCCAAGACCCGTTACAGCGGCAGTCACCGGCAGGAACTTCTTACCGACATTCTCCACAGAAGACCCGATGTTCTGGAGCTTTTCTCCGGCTTCATCGATCTTGGCAAGGGTCGCATTCGTGGTCGCCGCCTGATCCTGTAAGGATCGCAGATTCTGTTCGGTCTCCACGATCTCACGCTGGAGGGCATCGTACTGCTGCTGGGTGATCTCACCGTTGGCAAGCTGCTCATTGGCCTGCTGTGCGGCAGTTTTCAGAGTTGCCAGCTTTTCCTTGGTGGCTTCAATGGCATCCTTGAGCATCTTCTGCTTCTGGACGACCAGCTCTGTATTAGAGGGGTCCAGTTTCAGGAGTTTATTGACATCCTTCAGTCCGGACTGCGTCCCCTTGATTGACTTGTTTACACTTTCCAGTGCTTTGGAGAGCTTTGTGGTATCGCCGCCGATCTCAACGGTGATGCCCTGGATTCTGGATGCCATTTGTGTAACCACCTCCTCGCAGGCATAAGAAAAGCCCATCTGCACAGGGCAGACAGGCGGAAAATAATCTGAAATTTACAATTCTGTCGTTGCTAAGCGGCAGAAAAAGAGCTATACTTAAATTGAGAAATTGTACTCAAAGGAGGTACGCTCTATGAGTGAATATAATATTGACATTGCCGATATGCAGTGCTGGGTTTTCCGCATGGCTCAGTCCAAGTGGAAAATGTCTCCCAGCGACTGTGCTGAACTGTTTAAGAAATACGACATTCTTGGATTTATTTCTGAATGCTATGACATCCTTCATCTAAACGGTTACGCCTGTGTTCTTCACGATGTTGAAACCTTGTTAAAGAATCGAGGTGTATCCGTATGATCGAATTGCAGGATGGGATGCTTCTGTACCACGGTAGCTACATTGGTATCCCGGCGATTGACCTGAATCGCTGCTTTGGTGGACTCGATTTTGGCCGAGGTTTTTATCTTACATCTTCCTACGAGCAAGCGTACAATTACGTTCAGCTTTCGGTTAGGAAAGCGATGCGTATTGGTACAGTTCCAAAAGATTTCAACCCGGAAGACGGACAGATATCTGTTTACAAATTCCACTACGATCCCAACATATTAGCTTACTGTTTCCAAGGAGCCTCTGTTGAATGGCTTCATTTTGTAGCAGCAAACCGAAAAAAGGATTTGTTCCCACAACTTTTGAAAAAATACGGCACCATCGACATCATCGGTGGAAAAATTGCAGATGACCAAACAGCCCACACCTTACAGCAGTATATCGGTGGCGTTGACTTTGGTATCCCCGGCACACCGAAAGCAGACAAAATAGCTATTGAAAAACTTCTTCCCAATCGCCTAAAAGACCAATTCTGTTTTCGCACGCAGGACGCCGTTAATCATCTTGAATATATAAGGAGTGACCGCTATGGAGATGTCAAACTATAACTTCACAGATACGCAGAAAGAAAGCTGTGCTGTCAGTCTCATGCGCGATACGGTCAAAGAACTCGCTTTGCGTGATACTATTTCCTATGAAGATGCACTGTTACGCTTCACAAATTCAAAAGTATATGAAACACTTTTCGACTATGATACCGGAATTTGGAGAGAAAGCCCCGACTATCTTCTGAATCTCTATGACTATTGCAATTCTAAAAAGACTGCCTAAGTTTTTTTCTACCTGACTAGCACTACTAAATCGGCTATACTTTCAGCAGCAATCAGGTTTCGGTAACCTTGCGAGGTCCGAGGCCGGGAAGATGACCTTTAGGCCACCTTCTTTCTCCCCCAGTTGTGCACGGCTGGGGGATTTTTTATACCTTACCGCCAGACGATTGTGCTTATTTCATTCACAATATAAGCACGGTCGTTTGTTTTTTGCTTTAGAACCGGTCGAAATCCTCCTGCGAGGCCAGCTCTTTGTACGGATAGTCGTCGTTCTGCCGCTCCGTGAACATATCATTGACCAACCCGATGGTCAGCAGGTCGAGATCGGCGATGCTGATACCGAGCTGTACACAGCGCAGCAGAAAGAGCGGGGTGGTCATTTCCCGCTCACTTTTGCGAGGTTTTTTCTGGATTCTACCTCGGTCTGCACATTCAGACCCCACAGTTCGATCAGCTGAGGCAGGATCTGGTAGATGGAGAAGGTGTTGAACTGGTCCAGGAACTCCTCCGGACTGTCCGGCACATTCGCGGGGTCAGCATGACGAGCCATCAGCCATGCCAGGTCCTCGAACATTTCCAGACTGAACAGGTCGAGGTTGGAATTATCCTCATCATTCTCTCCCACGCTCTTTTCCAGCTGGCGCAGATCCTTGTAGATGTCACGGCCGAACTTGATGCGGTACAGGCGAGGCACAGCGGCACTTGCCTTAAAGGTGACTTCCTTGCCATCGATCTCAATTTTCTTTGTAACTGCCATAATCGTAATCCTCCAAAATTTCATGTAAAATTGGCAGAGCCGAAGCCCTGCCATATATCGTGTTTCTTACTCTGCCGGGTCAATGCTCACCAGTGCATTACCGCCGCTCACAGTGGGCAGCTTGCCATCCCACTTCTGAACCTTCTGGTAATCGATCAGCGTATCGGACAGACTTTCTGCCAGTTTGCGGTTTGCCTCTGCCTGTGCGTCTGCGGCAATGGAAGTTTTCTGGGCTTCCGCCTCTGCATTGGTGATTGCCACCTGCTTATCCGCTTCTGCCTTGGCAATGGCGGCTTCATTCTCAATCTTCTGCTTATCTGCGTTCTGCTGTGCAATGGACTTCTGCTGGATGGCTTCGTTATAGGCATCCTCGAAATTCATGTCGTTGATGACGACCTTGTTTACGAACACAACGTCCTCACCATATTTCTGCACAATGGACTCTGCCAGCTTCTGCTGTGCCAGAGGCTCGATCTTGGTGCGGTTTGTCACCTCATTGGGGGCAAGTTCAGCCATCGCAGACTTAATGGCCGATGCCACCAGCTCGTCACCGACCAGACTCTTGATGTCGGACACATTCGCATACAGCCATGCACTCTTCTCAGGAAGCACCTGATAGGTCACGATCACATCAGCGGCATACACCGGAGTCTTGTCGGAGGCTTCGCCCCAGACCTGCGCTTCGATGTGCTTATCCTGCTGCTTGTTGTTGACCTTGTGGATGCTCTGCACAAAGGGAATGCAGAAGTTGAGCTTGCCGCTCTGGATGGTGGTTTCCTGGATCTGACCGAAGCTGGTCTTCACGCCCGTGTAACCGGTGGGGATGATGTGGAACGAGCAGACAGCCAGCACCAGAACGATGATCACTGCGAACAAAGGAAAAATCTTCTTCATAATCGTATACCTCTTTATAATAATGTAAGCAGAGCCAAAGCCCTGCGGTGTGTGCCGGTCACTTAGCCCTGCGGCTCCTCGGTATGACCGGTATCTTCGGTGTCCACAGCTTCTGCCTGCGGCTCATAGACCGCATCGTACCACTTGTTATAGACATCATCGGTGGTGTTGGTACCGGTCTTGGCCTTGACATAACCGTTTGCCAGAGGGGTTGCCTGCAGGTTCAGGGTGTCCGTCTTGACTTCCTTGCTGTCCTCGTTGGTCTCACCCTCGATGGACGGACGGCTTGCCACACAGTTGTACAGCACATGACGGATGTGGCGCTGGTCGCCATCGAACTCAAACAGGAATGCGAAATGCTCCAGTTCCACATTGGCGTTCTCCGCAAGCACACCGTTGCCATCCAGTTCCTCGTGCATGATGTCCGTGAGGAAGCTCTCCGGGATCAGGGCAATTTCCAGATCACCCTCGTAGCCGGAGTTGTTATTTACGACATAGTAGGCGATATTGTCCGCATAGAACGGCTCGATCTCGCCGTTGGCATCCATCGACAGGCTGACTGCACCGGGGATGCGGACCGGCTTTGCGTAAGTGACACTGCCATCTTCGTCAAAGGTTGCCTTTGCATAATGGCAGTTTTTCAGGCCAAATTTGACCTTATTGCTTTTCTTCGACATAGTGTTCCTCCCATAAAAATATCCTGCATGAGCATCACACAGTCAGCTCATACAGGACTTCATACATTTTTTCGGTTTCGATCCAGACCTCGCTTTTCTCATAGTAGAGTTCGTGTGCGGTCAGGACTCCTTCAATATTTGCTTCCATATCCGGGTCTTTGTAGTCGGTGTACACCTCGATGTCCAGCCGGTTAAAGTGGTGGTACACAAGGTTATCCGCACCAAAGTTCTCAGCCCTCGGATACAGGAAGCAGATAAACGGCGGGTCCGGGCTTTCCCCTTCTGCGAAATGGTCATACGCATAAGGAAGTCCCATCTCCTCCACCAGAGCTTTTACTTCTTCGTGGGTCATTGGTTCCTCCTATTTCAGCGCCTTTTCGATCAGAGACTGGAGCTGCTCGATACCGGCCTGTTCTGCCGGAGCAATATGGGGTCTTCCTGCCACACGACCGCCGCCGCGCTTGGCATGACCCTTTTCCAGCAGATGTGCCAGCTGGTAGCGGTTCTTGGAATGCACCACCATCTGAAGGCTCTGGCTGGATTCCGACTGTTTGGTTGCTACCCAGCTTTCCTTGTACCGCCCGGTTCTGGACGGTGCGCCGGACTGAATCTGCTCCTTGACGGTCTTGGCAGATTTACGGACAGCTTTCTTGACCTCGGTGGAGGCAAGGGTCGCATACTCTTTCAAGCCCTCATTGATGGCATCTGCCATTTCATCGATGCTGACGGTTCTGCTCATCCGGCTGTCTCCTTTCCAAACGGCAATGAATCTTCAGCGTTTTCTTCTGGAAATTCATCGGGTCAACGGATTCGATATTGTAGAGCTGCTCCCGGAAACGGATGCGGTAACCAGTGGAAGTCAGGCCTCTCGTCTCACTGCACCAGCGGACCGTGAACACCACACTCTTCTGCTCGGCTGTGACCTCACCCTCTTCTTCCTGCGCCTGATAGGTCGAAGCGTAGGCAAAGCAGGTGAAATATTCCTCCCATGTGTTCCGATGGTTTCCGACCTTATCGGTCACGACCGTGCTTTTCTCGATCATGATCCGCTCATTCAGTTTCTCGATCATCAGAACACCCCCTCCCTCACAGCGAACAGAATGGAGCGAAGCGTCAGCATCAGCTGGTGATGGTCAGCTTCGTCCCGGTGCTCATAGAGATACCCCAGTGCATACAGAATCGCCACACGGCAGGTGCTTCGCAGGGCTTCCAGTTCCCTTGTGGGCTGTACTCCGTTCTCGGCATCCCGGTCAGCGGCATTGACTGCCTCCCACTGGTCTTCCGAAAGACGGCCCACGTCCTTGCACATCTGCTCCGCAGAAGATAAAAGGATGCCGATCAGGGCATCCTCATCACTGCTGTCCACGCGGAGATAGGTCTTCGCTTCGTAAAGCGGGATCAGTGCCATAACCGGCTCCTCCTTTCCTGGCTTTCTTAGCCCTGCGGTGCCATCTGCAGAAGCTGTACGGCTTCCGGCAGGATCAGCTTGCCATCCACACGCTGGGTGGTCAGGAAGCCGACCTGATCAGTACGGGCATACAGCTCGTTCAGACGGCGGAAGGTGCGGTTCTGGCGGTCAGCCACCCAGTAGTAGCTGTAATCGCCAAAGGCCATGACTTTGCTGCCACCCTTGATCTCCGGCATGAAGGCGGAAGTCTTCAGCGGACGATTCAGCAGGGTATCCGGCTTGCCGATCTCCAGACCCGGCTTCCAGATATAGTTGCCGTTGTTGTCCTTGATGGTCATCAGCTGCAGCACCAGGGCTTCGTTGCAGAGGAACTGTGCCTTCTTGCGGTACGGAGCCTTCAGTGCGTAGTAGAGCTTGAAGATCTCATCAAAAGAGACAGCATCCTTCTGCGCAGCGGTCACACCGACCTTGGCACCGCCAGTCTCAGCCAGCAGACCCAGAGGCTTGCCCACACCGTCACCGGTGATAAAGGCGCGCTCCTCTGCGTTGCCCATACGCACACCGAAACGGCGGGCGATATAGGTGGCGAGGTCGAATGCGGAATCGTTCAGAAGCTCATTGGAGATCTTAATCATAGTGCCCAGCTTGTACGCAGACAGCATGGTCTGACCGAAGGTGGTATCGCTCTCCGGGATCTCCTCACCCTCATCGATCCAGCTTGCCTCGCCGGTATCTTCCGCGATGGGGATCTTACGAGTGCCAGAGCTGGTACGGATGACGGTCGCCATACCACGGAAGATGTTGTTCTCTTCCAGTGCCTCTACCAGCTTCTTCTCGAACTCGTCGGGAACGGTAAAGCCGCCCTCGGTGTCCTCACCCACAGACAGGGCATTGCGGACTTCTCCGTAATGGCCGCGGTTGCGGATCATGTTCCAGAAGTTCTCGGCATACTCGGCAGTGGCGGTCGGCTTGACATCCTTCTTGGCACCGTTCTTCGGGTCCGCGTGGACAGGACTGGAAGTCGGTGCGGACAGCTGTGCCTCGATCTGTGCCTGCTGCTCCAGACGCTCAATCTCAGCACCCAGGTCCTTGACCTCCTGTGCCATCTTGTTGTACTGCTCCACGGCCTCAGCCTTTACCAGACCGTTCTCGCCGCGGTTCTTCTCCAGAAAGTCCTTGGTCTGCTCCCAGAGAGTGTTGCGCTTGGTGCGCAGTTCCAGAATCTTACTCATAGTGTTTTTCCTCCATAGATTGATTTGTGGTGATATGAAAAACAGCCCGAATGCACATCACTTCATGTACTCAAGCTGCTTCATCAGGATATTGTAGGGGATGCTGCCGTCCTCGGTCTTGCCGTCCATGTCAAGGATAGGACCGGAATTGGCAGGTGGTTCAGCCGGAGGGGTAGGCTCTGCGGACGGTTTCGGGTCAGCAGGTGGCTCCTTCGGCTCAGTGTGTTTCTGGCCCACATCTTCCGGTTTCACACCCAGACGGTTCAGGACGATTAGATCCATCTGACGGCTGGAGAAAAGGTGCCCTGCCGTATCCTTCTGGAACGGCTTCTTTTCTTCGCCCTCGCCCGGTTCACTGTCGGGGTCTTCTTCCGGATTCTCTGGGTCTGCCGGGTCACTGTCCGGCTCCGCCTCTCTCTTGGCAAAGAGGATCTCATCTGCAAAGCCCAGCTCCACCGCCTTCTTCGCATTCATCCAGGTCTCATTGCTCATGAGGTTGGCGATGCGGGCATGGCTGAGTCCGCTCTTTGCAGCATAGGCATTGATGATGCTCTCCTTGACTTCGTTCAGCACCTCGATGGCCTTCTCCATGTCCTTGGTGTTGCCCATCGCAACGGTGCTGGGGTCATGGATCATCAGCATGGCGACAGGACTCATCTGGACAGTATCACCGGCCATTGCGACAACAGATGCCGCCGAAGCTGCAATCGCATCGATCTTGACCGTGATGCTGCCCTTGTAGTCCCTAAGCATCGTATAGATCTCGGCGGCGGCGAACACATTTCCGCCCGGAGAGTTGATCCAGACGGTCACATCCCCCTCGCCGGATTCCAGCTCATCCCGGAACATCTGCGGCGTGATCTCATCGCCCCAGAAAGATTCCTCATCGATGGGTCCTTCCAGCCGGAGGATTCTGGTGTCATCACTGTTTTTGATCCAGTTCCAGAATTTCTTCATCGGGTTCTCCTTCCATTTTTCCGTGGCTTACTCTCACTCAGCCGGTTATCGCTGTCAGGTTCTTCTTCCGGATCGGGCTGTGTCTGTTTCGGCTGATTCTGCTGGACTGCGGCAGCTTTATTCTGCTGTGCCACACCTGCATCTTTCAGCTTCACATAGCCGCCGTTCAGATAGTAATCGTCACCGCCCTCCTCTGCCGGGATGAGATCCATGTTCTCCAGACGATGCACATCATTCGGAGAGAGGAAGCCGTTGCTGATGCCGGTCGCATAACCGTTCATCCGGCTCTGGTAATCGCCACGGAGCAGACCATCCACATTGAATTTCGGGAAGTAGGTATCCTGCTCCTCCTCCAGCAGCAGATCTTTGATGATGCCCTGCTCGATGCGGACAAGCCACGGGGTCAGGGAATGCATCACGAAGTTCAGCGACTGGTATTCAATGTTGGAGAAGGTCGCCCTGGACAAATCGGCTACCAGATGCGGAGGCACACGGAAGATACGGCAGATCTCCGTCACGGAAAACTGCTTCGTTTCAAGAAACTGACTGTCCTCCGGCGGCAGGGAAATCGGTTTGTAGGCCATACCCTCTTCCAGCACAGCCACACGATGGGCATTGGCTGCACCACCATAAGCCGCTTCCCAGCTATCCCGGATACGGTTCGGGTCTTTCACAACGCCGGGATGCTCCAGCACACCACTGGGCTGAGCGCCGTTCTTGAAGAAAGAGGAACCGTATTTGTCTACCGCAATGGAAGTGCCGAGGCTGTTCTTCATCATGGCAATCGGTGAGAAACCGATCAGACCATTGAAGCCCAGACCCGGCACATGGAAGATCTCGTCCCGGCGGAAGTAGATATCCTTGTTCTGCTCTCCCGGAACTTCGTCCGTGTATGCGTGGTAGATATAGTAGAGCTCGCCTCTTTCATCTCGGTCGACTTCGACATTTTCCGGCAAAAGAGGATACAGCCCCAGCACCGTGTTCTTGCCATCCCGGACGATCTGTGCGTAGGCGTTGCCCCAGAGGAGCAGGTGAGTCATCAGCGTTTCCCAGAAGACAAAGGATGTCATCTCTGGGTTGGGCTGGCGATACAGAATCTTGTACAACGGATGATCCCGCGCCTTTTCCTTGTTTCCATTATCGTCTGTCATCCGGTAGAGATGCAGCGGCAATGCTGCAATGGACTCTGCCAGCAGACGGACACAGGCATACACAGTCGGGATCTGCATGGCGGCTTTCTCATCCACCTGCTCCCCGGCATTGGAACGACCAAATACAAAGGTCTGCCCGGAATCTCGGACGTTATCCGTGACCTGCGGCAGACCTTCCTTTGGCTGTTCTGTTTTGGGAGAATCCCTTGGGTTCTCAAACCCCATCCATTCCCAGAATCCCATAATATTTATTCCCCTTTCTGTTTTTCGTGTCTTCCATATATTTCTCAACAGTGCTATAATATAGACATATTTTTACCCAGGAGGACAAAATATGCTGTCAATCAATCAGCTTATGAAATATTTGAGAAACCATCATCAGATTTCTGTTAAAAGCAATCAAGCTCAATCATTACGAAATATTGGCTACTATCATGGATATAAAGGATACCGCTTCATCCGCACTCCAAACCAACGTATTCCTTTTTCATCACTTGATGAGGTCATAGCGTTAAATAAATTTGATATGCAGTTAAAGACTTTGATTTATCCCAAAGTAATGTTCATTGAAAACGCACTGAAAAGTTATGTGATCGAAGCCGTGCTTCAAGATAGCAAATCAGAAAATCTTGATGTTGTTTTCAATAAATCCATTACAGCCTATCAGTCCTACGCTCCCGGAAGTCAACAGTACCACAAGCAATATGCAAAGCGAATGACCCTCAAGGGAAAAATCAATAATGCACTTTTGCGTGATTACTCAAATCAGAAGCAGACTGTCAACCATTTCTTTGATACTGACCGCCCAATTCCTATTTGGGCTGTTTTTGAATCACTGACGTTGGGAGAGTTTGGTACTTTTTTCGCCTGCTCAAATGCAAATGTCAAATTAAAGACTTCGAGCATACTTCACTTGCCAAGCAATCTGGATTCAGATGGAAAAATCACCGAATACATGATTTACGCCGTCAAGGATTTACGAAACGCTGTTGCACATAACAATACCATCTTTGATACTCGTTTTCAGACAAGTACAATAAACAAACGCCTTATTTCGCTTCTTGAAACAGAAGTAGGCATTACAGGTCTTGACTTCAAATACATTGACGCCTACATAATCCTGATTACTTACATATTACGAAAGATGGGAGAAACCAAAACAGCCTGTAAGCAATTTGTGAGTTCCTTTATTGATTGCACAGACTTATTAAGAACTCAGATTTCGCCCAACATTTGCAATCAGATTTTGGGAACTCAGCAGCGCGCACACTTAAACCAGCTTCAAAATTTCATCAGCAATTCTTAAAACCTCTTGCATAATTTCTCCCCATGTGGTATATTATAGCTATGAATTGCGGTGGTCGTCTTCGGACAACACCTTGAAAGAGCCTGATGCGTCGGGCTCTTTTTTCTTTTGTCTTTTTTACTGTTTCTCCAGCTCCGGCAGACCGGCAAGGCTGGTACCGAGGGATGCAACACCTGCCACGATCACTGCACTGCCGACCGCCATCCAGTCCACCGTGCCGCCGGGCATCTGTGTCACGACCAGAGCCGCACCAGTCTGGAACATCGTCTTTGCAGCACGGATGCCGGCTGCCTTCCACCACTCTGCACTCATCAGATACTTCATAGCTTTTTCCTCCATCTTTTTCATATCAAAAAACGATCATGTCACGTTCGTCGTAGACGCTTCCCTGCTGCTGTCCTTCATTTCGGATACAGCGATCCAGTGCCATGATTGCAGCGACGATACCATCGATCTTCTCCGGCGACTTCGCCTTTGTCGGCTTGATGTTGCCAGCCGGATCAGTATCCACGACCACATTCCCCGCCATCCATGCCATGACCGGGTTGCCGCCGTGGATGATCCCGCCTTCCATCAGGAGCTTGTAAAACTCCTTAGTAGGCGGGCTCATATCTTTGAAGCCTTGACCGAAAGGAATGACTGTGAAGCCCATCCCCTCAAGGTTCTGGGTCATCTGCACCGCTCCCCATCGGTCAAAGGCAATCTCTAAAATGTGATAGGTCTTGCCCAGTTCTTCGATGACCTTTTCGATAAATCCGTAATGGATAACATTGCCTTCTGTCGCCATCAGGTAGCCCTGCTGGTACCAGACATCATACGGAACGGATGCCCTGCGCACACGCTGGGGGATCGTATCCTCCGGAATCCAGAAGAATGGAAGCATGATGTACTTCTCCTCTGGAACTCTGGGCGGGAACATCAGCACAAAAGCCGTAATGTCTCCGGTGCTGGACAAGTCCAGTCCGCCATAACAATCACGGCCTTTAAGGGCTTCCAGGTCGATTGGCTGGTTGCCGAGGTTGTAGATGTGTTCCGGGATGAATCTCGTCAGCGAGGACACCCACATATTCAGACGGAGCTGCTTGAATACATTCTCCTCTGCCGGGTTATCAAGTGCTTCCTGGTACGCATCCCGGACACGCTGAATCTGGATGGTCTGGCCCAATGAGGGATTTGCCTTATACCAGTTCGCTTCATCGTGCCAGTCATCCTCATCCGTCAGGCCATAGACCACGGGGTAGAAAGTGTGGTCGATCTTACGTCCGGCCAACAGGTCAAGTGCCTTCATGTGGAGCTCGTAACAGATGCTCTCTTTGTCCGTGCCGGCCGTGGTGATTAAAAAGAACAGAGGCTGTTCACGGGCATCACCGGAACCTTTGGTAAGGACATCGTAGAGTTTTCGGTTTGGCTGGGCATGAACCTCATCCAGAACAAGACCTGACACGTTCAAGCCGTGCTTCGTACCGACTTCCGCAGACAGAACTTGGTAGAATCCTGCGTTCCCGTAGTTCACGATTCGCTTCGTAGCTGCCATGATCTTGCACCGTTTCAAAAGTGCCGGGGTCATCTGCACCATCTGATGGGCGACATCAAAGACAATGGATGCCTGCTGGCGGTCAGCTGCAGCACCATAGACTTCGGCAGAAGGCTCATTATCGGCAAAAAGCAGATACAGAGCCACCGCAGCGGCAAGCTCAGACTTGCCGTTTTTCTTACCGATTTCGACATAAGCCGTGCGGAACTGACGGTTTCCTCTCTCGTCCACGATGCCGAACACATCCCGGATGATCTGCTCCTGCCAAGGAAGCAGCCAGAACCGCTTGCCTGCCCATTTGCCTTTGGTATGGCGCAGGTTCTCAATAAAGGTCACCGCCCGGTCTGCTTTGGCGGCATCGTAGTGGCAGGTCGGAAGCATGAACCGGCTGGGTTTGTAGTCCTTCAGTTTCGGATAGTTTTTCGGTCTGCACTCTGCCATCAGCTTCCACCTCCTCCCAGCAGATTCTCCATTTCATCGGCTGCGTCCGCGGGACCGCCGTCCGAAGCAATGATCCGGCTTCGGGAGGACGGGGTCAGACCGAACTGCTCTGCGAACTTGTTCATGATCTTCAGATAAGTCTGGGCGATAGATACCTGCGGCACTTGTTGCCAATACCCGGATGGGGTCTTGACGATGGTGCCATGCTGGGTGATGAACTCCTCCGCCTCTTTCCATCGGGCATACGCTTGACAATAACCGGCAAAGGCAGCCATATCTACTTCGGTCAGGATGCCGATGGCTTCCATCTGTTTGGCAAGTCTGCGCCATTCTTTCTTTGCTTCCGGCTCCAGCCACTTCGGACAGGCCGGTGCTTTCTTGTTGGGCTTCGGTTCACTGGTATTCAGCGGATGCTTGCCCGGATTGCCTTCCAGTTCCTTCATGGCGGTCGGCTTTGGTTTTCTGCCTCTGGTAGCCATTGGCTTCCCCTCCCTTCTGCAAAAATGGGTAAAGAAAAAGGACCTCCGAAGAAGTCCTTGAAATATCATTTTCCCAAACGGGAAACTTTTCCGTATGAATAGTAAATAGTTTCCCATTTCGGCAATTTTATATAAAACACATCAGATACGAGGCACAGCCCCTTTTCGGGGCGTGTACCTTTTGGGTGCTGTTATGCGTTGGGGTTGGCTTCCTTCCAAGCCTCGTATTCATCGACCAGCTCCGCTTCCTCGATGACCTGCCAGACGCTGCAGAAGCGGCTTCTTTGCTGCTCGATCTCCGCTGCTGTCCAGTCTTCCGGCTTGCGGCTCATGTCGTGGTAGGCATCCATCTCCGCTTTCGTCCGGAAGAAAAGGATCTGCTTCAGCTTCAGCGTTTCCTCGTTGTTCCGCAGGCTGTACCGCCTGTCCTCTGCCGCCCTGCAAAGGCTTCCGAGGTCGTTGCAGCTGAGGGTCATGTCCTGCTTGAAGGCGATCTCGATGCCGATTAGCTTCTTCTCGGTGTCGGCTTCCTGAATGTTCTTAAGGTAGGTTTTTGCTTTGTTCGTCATGGTCTGTATCCTCCGTGTGTTTTGTTTTCCGTAGGGCTTTCCCCTTCGTTGTGACTGTATATTACCGTCACTGCCGGATACTATCAAGCGGCTATGCTGCACGATCATACACACCTCTTTTTGTCGGATTTATGTGTATTTCCATACTGAAAGAATCCGCCACTACGAGCAAAAGCTCCCGAAGGAGCTCTGCCCTTTTTCAGTGTGCGTTCCTGATGCACCACTCGATTGCGTGACCAGCATCCGTGTAGGTCTCATCGGAAATCTTCAGAAGTTCCAGCCGGCACTCAATCGGTGACCAGCCTTCCTCCGGATCTTCCACAAAGCCGTATACCGCTCCCTCCAGCATGCCGTTCCAGTTCATCTGGGCAACCAGAACCCGGTCACCGAACTGCATGATGCTGTCGTAGCAAGGTCTGAGTCGGTCGTAGAAGCTCTCGATGCTGATGTTGTTTTCCGGGAAGTCGATCAAATGCTTTTTCATGGTGAATTCCTCCGTGTTTTCGTTTTTTCCTTGGGGCTTTTCCCTTTCGGTATGTGCATATTACCGTCAGGTGCAAAGGATAGCAAGCAGCTAAAGTACACGATCTTCCGTCTGGAATACCAAGCAGAATGTACATCACTCTGCATCCTGCTCCATGAGTTCCACAATGGTGTCGTAGAAGAACTGCGGGTCATATGCCAGCGGTTCCCGTCCGGCTTCCTTATCCATCCTGATCTGGTCTTCCACCATATCCTCGGCATCCTCCAGCGTGAAGGCATCCTTATCGCTGTCATCCATGTGGTTGTAGATTTCCACGATGACATCCATCATCCGCTCTTCCATGTGCTTCTCCTTTCTGGCGCATCCACGCCGCCACATCTTCCCCTGTGCGGGGCGTTGTCGGTTCATTCGGACGTTTTGCCACCCGTGGCACAAGCCCCTGTGTGGGGCTGTGTCGGGGGCTGCTGGTTTATCTGGTCATCCGTCCCAGCAGGTAGGCTTCCTCCATTGCTTTTTGGATGCCCCAGACCGGAACCTCAATGAAGTCCTCGCTGTCATTGTCGCGGGCTTCGAGGTCGCCCCGGCTGTCTACCGCTGCCATCAGGCGCTTGGCGATCTCCAGCAGGGCTTTTTCCTCTTCCTTGGTGATGTTCTTCTTCATAGTGGTTTCCTCCGTTTTTCTTGGTTTTCCCTTTCGGTATGTGCATATTACCGTCTATGTCACACACTATCAAGCGGCTATACTACACAAATATGTTCCCCCGGAACTGTGCGTATTACGGCAGAAGAAAAGGGCCGCCGTTTCCGGCAAGCCCCATGTGTTTCTCTGGCTTAGTAGTCTTCGTCGTCCTCGTAATCTTCCTCTTCGTCCCAGTCATCTTCCTCTTCATCCCAGCTGTCATCCTGGTCTTCTTCCTCATCTTTGAAGTCCCACATATCTTCAGTCGGCTGGTTTCTAAGGTCTGGGTTCTGCTCGACATAGTCGGCAACCGCTCCGCAAAGGATGTCCAGGACCTTTTCGTAGGCTTCCTCGCTGTAGACTGCCCAGGCATCTGCAGTCAGCTTTGCGATTTTGTCGTTGCCCTTGACTCCAAGGAACCGCCCTGCAGGGTTGCAGGTTTCCTTGCCATAGCCGATGCCCAGCTGGTCGCCGTCGTTGTAAAAGCGGTATCCGATGCGGCTCATTGCCCTTACCAGCTCCCCTGCGAGGCTGCCTGCCTTGCCCGTCTCCGGTACCAGTTCCTTGAAAAGTTTATTGATGCGTTCTTCGTTCTTCGTCATTGTCGTATCCTCCGTTTTTGTTGTTTTTCCCTTTCGGTGACTGTATATTACCGTCACCTCGGAGCACTATCAAGCGGCTAAACTACACGATCATTCAATCCTGTAATTGTCATATTTATGTGCTTTTCATGCCAGCTTTCGGAAGACAGACACGAGCAAAAGGCTGGTCATTTCCAGCCCCTTGCGCCTGTCGGTCTTGCCTTTAGCGGATGATTTCAAGGTAGCTTACGTTGCCCCAGCAGTCCGTTCCCTTGAAGCGGATGCGATTTTCGTTCTCCCTGTCGAGGGTGAATTTCCGCAGGTGCTTCATCTTCTGGATGCGGTTCAGAAGGTCCTTGCCGTTCTTCGCATCCTCAACGGCATCCCTGATCTCGACCACCGCGCTGTCGCTTCCGTACCAGAGGTTGCTGAGTGCCTCTGGGATTCCGTTCGCAAGGTAAAGGTTGATTTTTGTGTAGATCATTGTATTTTCCTCCTCTCAAAATGTCATCGTTTCCAGAATCTCATCCGTGGCTGTCTCCCAGTCGTGGCGGCTAAGTTCGATTTTGCTGTACATCTCTGCACTGTCTGGCTCATCGAAAAGCCGGAAGCATTCTCTTGCCAGCTCCTCGCTTGTGTGCTGCTGGATTTCATCTGGCTGTCCATCCAGCCGTGTAAAGGTGATTTCGTAAGTGTAGCGTTCCATGTTCTTTGCCCCTTTCGTTTTGGTAGCTGTATATTACCGTCACTGCCGGATACTATCAAGCGGCTAAACTACACGATCATCTGCACCCTGATCTGGTGGATTTATGTGTTTATCCGGGGAGGTTTCCCTCCCCATTTTCTTAGCTGAACATCTCTGCTGTGTCATCGTCGATCCAAAGGTGCATGCCGTCTGCTTCCATGATCGCGTGGTCTTCATGAACCTCGGTGATGATTCCTTCCCGGCTTCCGCTTCCATCGAATTCGTTCCAGTGCCATGTTGTCTTTCTCCCTTTTTTCCATGTTCTCCAATCAGCCATTCTGCTGTCCTCCTTTGCTTTTTGTAGCTGTATATTACCGTCACCGCCCTGTGATAGCAAGGCCATAAAACGTCATATTATCAACGATCTTTGCCCCTCATGTTTGGTACATATATGACCCCTGATTGACTTGCTATATATGTGTTTCTGCGGCATTATACACACAACGAAAGCAAAGAAAACCAAACCAAAAACGGAGGACAAAAACCATGAAAAAGACCATTACAGAAGTTGAAACCGCAATCGAAAACCGCATCGCAGAGCTTGAAGAAGAATACGAGCTGGACATTTACGACCGCAACGACATCCGGGAAGAAGAATACCAGAAAGCCGGATGGCGACACGACCCTTTCCCAGAGGAGCTTGAGGAAGAGGACGAAGAAGAGGAAGAGGATTGGCACTACCACAGTATGGAGGAACGACTGAACGAGGTCGGCATGAGCATGAGGGATTTCTTCTAAGGAATCCCCCAGAGGCTCCCCAGCGGAGGCTGGGGCTCTGCCTCGTATCCCCGGTTTTGGTTTGGTATGATACACAAAACCGCTGCCAGATGTTTGTGTACATTATGGCGGCGGTTCTCCTTGCTATCGTTGCTTTCCAGAGGTAATATACAGTAAACTGGAAGGGGGTTCTCATTCTTTTGAGGCTCCCATTTTCCGTCTAATCGGCTTCGCCCCGTATTGCCTGATGCATCACCCTGCGGTTATGCGCTCTGGCTTTCTTTTTCAGGTCCCTTTTCCATCTGCGGATGGTCACCGCCTTGCAGTGATTTCTCGACCATTCGTATTCATCCAGAATGTATCTGCCGCTGTGTTCCCTCTCGCCATAAGCAGGCATCTTTCTGTGTCCCATAAGCTCCTCCTGTTAAACCAAGCCCTCCCGGTCTTTTCTGACCGAGAGGGTATTTTTTCTAATTGCAGTATCTTATTCCGGCTTCGTTCCATCATCCATCTGGATGACTGCCATCTGCCCAAACATGCTGACGAATGCCTCCGGCACCCAGAACCGTTCCCTGAATTTCCGGATGAGGTCCTGGGGCAGCTCTGCGAAATCTTCCTCTCCCAGTCCACAGATGAAGAAGTTTCCCTTGATGGGCTGCTCCAGCTCCGGGATGTACCTGCTGAATGACTTCTCGGTGAACAGCCCATTGTCATCGGTGACCAGGGCAGCGCGTTCTTCCCACGGGTATGTGGCTGTGATGCAGTCGCAGTCGAGGATGCGGTAGAACTCTTTCAGGGAGTTTTCAATGTCCACCACCTGCGGATGCTCCATCGGTTTGATCAGAAGGACTTTCATTCGACCCAGCCCCCTTTTACGATTGCCCAGTCTGCAAGCTGCATCTTCTGCTGTCCACCCCATGCAATGTCCTCTAACGCTTCCTCCGTTCCGCAGCGGTTGCAGATCTGGATGTCTGCCCTTCGGCTGAGTGCCTGCTGCTGATGGTCGTAGCAGTCGGGCTTTGCTCCGCACCTGGGGCAACGTGGGCCGGTCTGTCGCGTTTTACCAAGGCGGTCGAGCGACACCTTGACCTCGGCATCCGTTGCCACACGGTGGCAACTGTCCGCACCGTAGGCAACGTTCAGATGGCTTCCGGTATCCCAGCTCACTAAGATGTTTCCGGCATCATCGACCCCGTTGCAGGTTCCCTGCGTTCCGATGGACGGTGCCTGCCTGTCATCCATCTCATCGAGGACGATCCGGCATCCGACCGGGAACTCTTTTCTCAACTTCTTGACCGTTTTCTGATCTGCGAAATTCATGCCTGCGCCTCCTCGATCATCTTCTGGGCGGCATCTTTGTCCATGCATTCCTTCAGCGCACCTTCGAGGATGTGCATCGGGAAGCGGAATGCCTTGTAGCCGTCATGCAGGACTTTGTAGTAATACCGGCTCGGTGCGCGGTGTCCGAAGTCGTTCTCCATAATGTAAACCATTGCGGTCACCATCTCCGGATCTGTCCCTTCCCGGAGCAGTTCAATGTTCAGGTCTTCCTTGCGGTAGTAGTTCGGGTAGCCCTCATAGAGGTCGAGGTTTCCTTCGTCCCTTTCCGAGATCTCCCACACCAGAACCGGCGTGTTCTTCTTCGGGTTCGGTGCGATGGTAGCGCAGCCGCGGAACAAAAGCTCCCAGCCGGCCAGCACCGCCTGTCCTGCAATTTTTGCATCAGGACACCGGTATGCCATCTGCTCCACCGACAGGTTGCTGCCGTAGGCGATGTAATATTTCTTGTTCTTCATTTGAATCTCTCCCTTCGGTTTTCTCCGCTCTTGTCTTGCGGTATGGTATATATCACTCTTCTGCCCTGATTTATCAAGGCCTATGAGCATCATATACTGCACAATGTTTTTTGCTTTTGATCGTGTATTCTTACATCATCTGCTGCTTCTTCAGATACCGGATGGCTTCTGCCCTTCCGATACTGGCTGCCAGTCCACGCTTCAGTGTGTCCAGCGGAAATTCCCAGTCGCTGTATCCGCCACGCAGCAGTTCAAAATACTCGGCATCCGGGCAGCCAAGCTGTCTGTCCTCGTGCATCACATAGGCCATGCAGTTCTTCGGCTTCTTCATGCGGTTGCCGTTCATGTTCCAGATGGGAAGCTGGAACTGCTTTTTGTAGTAGTACCGTGGGAAGCCCTCGTACCGGTCCAGCAAAAGTTCATCATATTCTGAGAGTTTCCAAACCACGGCCGGTACACTTTCGTTGGCATCCTGCTCGATGGTTGCGTAGCTTCCGGTCTTGCTCTTCTTGAACAAAAGCCGATAGCCGTAAATCTCGGTCACACCGACTGGCACTGCGTAGGGGCATCTCCGCCCCATCCGTTCCATGTCGAGGTTACTTCCGTAGGCAAGGTAGAACTTCGATGGTGTCCGGCTGATGAGTTCAAACCGTTCATTCATCCAAACCACCGTCCTCCCTGCCCGTGAATTCCACGCCTTGAAAATCTTCTGTTCCCAGCTCAATCTGGCTGTCCTGCCACCAGTCCTCTGCCACACGCTGGGCTTCCTCGACGGTCGGCTCTTTCATTTCGGATTCGTAAACTGTGATGGTTCTCTGGTAGGTTTCAGTGATGGTCACCTTAAAGGCTCTGCCACCCGGTGTGTTTTCATTTTTTAACGTGCTTTTCATAAACCTGCACCTCCTTCTACCACCTCAAGGGCGGTTGCCCGCCCAAAAGGTGCCCGTGCATCCCAGCTTATTTGTTCCGCCAGGATGCGTTGCCCTCCATGTTCCGCAGAAGGATCTCCCTTGCCGTTGCAAATTCATCCCCGATGAATCCCAGCCTCAGCATCCAGCACCGCATCGCGTACTTTTCGTTGTCGGTCTGCTGGGGCTTCGGGCTTGCCGTTCTGACCATCTTGGCAAGCTGGCTCATTGCGAGGCAAAGCTGGATGTAGGCTTTCATCTCACCGGCATGCAGTCCATTGCGCTTTCCGTCCGCTGGGTCTGCGAATTGGAAAAGGCGGAATTCAATGGTTCCCTTTGTGAAGGTGGCATGGAGGTTCAGCATATGGTACCGGCTTGAATTGTAGTGGGCATTTCGGTTTTCCCAGCTGGAACCGTTGCCTTCGTACCAAATGTCTTCCAGCTTGCGCATGGTGGTCGGCTTCTCGCGGTTCAGCCGGTCGAGGAAGCGGTGGTTGACCACCTGGCAATATTGTCCGGTGCGCCCTGCATCGATTCGGATGGCTCTGCCGATCTGCTGTTCGTGCGCCGCCATGATATTCACAAGGTTGCGGATGGTCTTTGCGGTGTGGTCGCCTTTGCCGATGTGGATGTGAACCCCGCATCCGCGGCTTGGGCCGCTCTTTGCGCCTGCCTTTCGGAGCAGTCGGATAATCTCCTGCAGGGTTTCGATGTCGTCGTAGGTGAGGATCGGGGTGACCAGTTCGCATTTTTCTGCGTCCGGTCCGTAGATGCTCACATCCCTCTGGAATTTCCAAACCCTGCCCTGTCCATCCTTGCAAGCCCAGCTGTAATATCCGTACTCGCTGGCCGCGTTCCATGCTCTGGTTCCGAAGTACTCGGCGACCTTTCTTGCCGCTTTTTCTCTGGTGATGTTGTTCATCTCGATCTCAACCCCGATGGTCTGGTTCTTCATGGCTTCAATCTGCTCTCTTGTTTTATCGTTCATGGTATGTTCTCCTTTGTTTTTTCCTTGTTTTCCCTTTCGGTATGTGCATATTACCGTCAGGTGCGGATAATAGCAAGGATATAAAAGAACATATATTCGACAAATATAAGGCAGAATGATCGTGTACATTTCTGCAGTTTATCCGCTTGATAATGTACATTTTCAGAGCTAATATCGGTACAATGGAAGAGGGTCTCGCATATTTTCCGGCCCCCATTGGGGGATTGGGAGCTTACGCTCCCACCTCCAGCATCTGCGCCGTGTCTGCCCCACAGTCGGGCTGTGTCGGCCGGGTCGTATCCGGTGCGACCGTTTCCCCTGTGGCAGGATCGCCGTTCTGTGCCGCCAGTTTCGCGGCTTTCAGGGCATCCCGTTTTGCCTTTTCCCTTGCAAGGAACTTCTGTGCTTCCTCATCCGTGCGGAAAGCCGCATGGCCGGAAAGGTTCTCCATGAGGATCTTGCGTGTCTCTTTGAAATCCGGACCGTTCATCCCCAGCCGCAGGAGCCATGTGCGGAGTGCGTATTTCTCATTCTCATCGTTGACATCCTTTGCCTGGATGCGCTTCTGGCTGATAGCCTGCTGGTTCATCAGCACCGCCAGCTGTGCAAAAGCCGTCAGATGTTCGTGGTCCGGTGCAGTCGGGAAGCCGGTAAAGGTGACCTTCTCGGTGGTGATTTTCAGGCCTTCCAGTGCAGCACCATGTTCAGTCTCATAGTCGCTGACCGCATTGATGAAGTTCATGATGGCAAAGGTGCAGCTATCGTCCTTCAGCTTCTCGACCAGCCCCTCTTCCACATGGAAGTGTCCTCCAGTCGCCTTGCCGATGAGCTTGCCGCGGCTGTAAAGAAGGTTGACCAGGTTGCGGAGAGTCACACCGTTGTGCTGGCTGACCGGGAATGCAAGTTCCAAGTCCAGCGGCACCTCTTCCGGCTGATCTTCTGTCTCCTGCGATTCTGCATCCGGCTCATCCTCTATGGTATCATCCTCAGCCGTATTGTCCGGCTCCAATGCATCCTCGGCTCCTGCTTCCGCAGGTTCATCTTCTGCGGTATCTGCATCTTCGGATTCCTGCTCGTCCAGAACCTCCAGCTCTGCTTCGGGCATCTGCTCAGTTTCCGCTTCGGTCACAGGCTCCTCATCCATATCCGCTGTCAGCTCTGTGTCCTCCGGCTGGTCATCCGTGCTCTCAATACTCTCGCCGCCGCGGATCAGTCCCTCATTCAGCAGGGTCGTCAGCAGCTCGGCATCTGCATTCTCCGGCTCGACCAGAAGGTTGCCATTCCGGTCGATGGTGTAGCTCCCGATGTCGTAAGAATACAGAGGTGCTTTGGTATAGTAAGGGTGGATGCCGGTCAGCTCCTCCATGCGTTTTGCGAGGGTCTTTCTCTCGGCTACGTTCAGTTTAAATTTCAACATAATTCATCGCTCCTTTTCGTTCATTTGTTTTTGTGCATCCCGATGTTCTTTTCGGTAGCACATATATCACTCTAAAACGGATGAATAGCAAGGCCATTTCCCGATATTCTTCATGTTCGACCATTTACACAAGGGACCGCAAAATCTGTTGTGTAAATAGGACCAATATGTAAGCCCACCATATCAACAGGTCGCTTTCTACCTAGTAATATAGCGGGCCAGTTTATTCTTCCAGACCTGCACACCACGCGATGCCGGCCAGAACAAAGAATGCGTTGGCTAAGCAAATGCCGTTGCCCCAGATACGGTACTCTGCCGAATCCGTATACGGGTCAGCCAGCCATTTCCGGATCTGCTTCTCCGTCTTCGGCTTCTTGGCATGGGTCACGATCTTACGGTGTGTTTCAAACACATCCGCCCAGAACGCCAGATCTTCCTCGGTTGGGTTTTCCGTTCCGAGATCTCTGCACCACCAGTCAGGGAATCCCTGCAGTCTGGCACACTCGGTCGGTGTCAAACGGCGGACGGTATAGGTCACAGGTGCGGGCTGTGCTTCCGGATTGTCGATGACCAGACGGTCATTGAAGGCATCCTGCCCGTTGAAGCCGCTGGGATGTGCCCCGGTTGCCACGGTTCCCATGACACCCTCGTTCAGATGCGGCACCGGTGCGATAGTGGTTGGGTCTTTGTAATCCCGTGCCATCAGGGTCGGTGCGACTTCTTTTGCCACCTGCATATAGGAGCCGGTGGTCATGGCATACACATCCTCCGGTGCGCAGATTGCATGGCGGTCAGTGGCATCCAGTGTAAAGCAGACATCCTCATTGACGCCATCCCCCTGCGGACCGTTCTCATCCTTGCGGCCGATCATGTTGCCCTGCAGGACGAAGGTCTGCATCTGGTCACTCCGGGTCGCCATCAAAGCGCCGGATTTGCCATGCAGATCGATCAGCTCATTGCGCTGGTTCACATGGAACGCAGTCATCTCTTCCGGCTGTGCCACAAAGGTCTGCTGCTTCATCCCCGGCTCTGCTGCCAGTGCCGCTGACTTCTCTCCCAGATCCCTGACTTCATCCCTCTGATTCTGGGTAAAGGCGACCGGCTCTACCACACAGATGCCGCCCTGATTGCAGGTCGGGTCACCACCGCTGCGGTCCAGTGTCCGGGAGGTCTCCGCTTCATAGAAACCGCTATGCGGATTGTCGGACATCATGGAGTGGCTGGCTTTGGAGCAGACACCATAGCATTTCGGAACGAACAGTGTCTGGTCGTTATTGCAGCCGAGGGTGGCCGACTTTTCTTCCTGCCAGATGGCTCCCTTGCCGCCGCCTTCACACCCGGAACGGATCTTCAGTGTGACTGCCGGGGAGTTTTCAACTTCTTTCAGCGGACTTTCCACTGAATTTTCAACAGCGTTCATGACTATCGGGACATTACCGCCACCCGTACCACACCTGCTTGTCAGTGTCTGCACCTTGCCATCCTCGGAAATCTTCACCCGGCTGTCTGCAGGATGGTTTTCCAAAGCGATAGCGGCAGGCACAACACCAGCCCGGAGGGTCGGTGACCGCTCTTCCTCATATCCGATGCTTCTGGCATCTGCCGAATGCTCGGTACAGAAACCAGCGGCTTCCAGGACACACGGCTGATGCCCATGCTCCTCTGCCCGGAGGGTTCCGGTCACATCCTGGGAAACATCCATCTGCTTACCGCCCTGGTCGTTCAGACAGATCCGTCCTCCTGCTCCGCTGAAGCCTGCCTCTCCAGTGCCGCTTTCAGCACCGGCGGCAGCTCTTTGCCACGCACGGAAGCCCTCCGCAGAATACCGAGACACGCCTTCGGACTCAAATAGTACCTTTGGGGCACTCTGGTCTGCAAAATCTGCGACAAGGTAGATACGTTTTCTTCTTTGGGGAACGCCCCACCATTGTGCATCAAGAACTCGATACGCGACGCTCCATCCGTCTCCCACGTAATAGTCAGCGTCGGGCCATCCTTTCTTCTCAGGCGCAGGCACCGAGGCGGCCGGTTCTTTAACACCGATGACTGCTTCGAGGACTGCTTTGAAGTCCTGTCCTTTGTTTGAGGAGAAGGCCCCTGGCACATTCTCCCACACGATAAATCTTGGTTTTTCTCCATTGGTCTTACACCTCATTTCCTTCACGATTCGGATTGCTTCGTAAAACAGGCTGGACCGTGAACCATCCAGACCGTCCCGCTTACCAGCGATGGACATATCCTGACAGGGACTGCCAAAGGTGATGATGTCCACAGGCGGCAGGTCTGCACCGCTGATGGCGGACACATCTCCATAGTGCTTCACCTGCGGCAGACGCTTGGTCGTGACCCGGATGGCAAAGGGCTCGATCTCGCTGCTCCACACCGGAGTGATCTGCCCAGTCAAAAGACCGCCCAATGGAAAACCCCCGGAGCCATCAAAGAGGCTGCCGAGGGTCAAAGTCTTATTCTGTTCTGTGCTCATGCGGAAGCCTCCTCTCCGAGCATCTGCTCATTCGCTTTCCGGTAAAAATCTCTGGATACTTCAAATCCGTAACTGTTGCGCCCCAGTTCCCGTGCAGCACGAAGAGTCGAGCCGCTGCCGGCGCAGGGGTCAATGACCACATCGCCCTCATCTGTAAAGGTCTCGATCAGTCGTTTCAGCACAGAGATCGGTTTCTGGGAGGGATGGATCTTCGGATACTCCTTGCCGTCCCTCTTCCAGTCAAACCAGTTGAAGATCATGTGGGGCTTTCCATCCTCACCGAGATTGCGGAACTTCGGGAGCTTGCCCCGGTACAGCACCAATGCATACTCCGTTGCACCTACGATCTTCATGTTGGCCTTTAAGACCTGCGGACTGTAGTTCTTGCAGAACACCAGCGGGATATAATTTTTGAAGCCGTATTTTTCCGCTTCGGTGATTACCTTCGGGATCTGCTGGAACGCACAGAACACGATCATGCACGGCGCATCCTTCTCGCCCGTGCCGGGTTCTTTCTTCAGCAGGCGGTTGCAGAAGTGGAAATACTCTGCAATGTTGAACGTGAAGTCGGTATTGAACGCCGCCTTCCTCGCCTTTCTGCTCTCCCCGTTTTTGTTGTCGCCATCCACATACCAGTCCGGCCGGCTGGCGTAGAAGTCCGTACCGATGTTGTACGGAATATCTGCGATCACCAGCTGTGCCTTGGGGATGTTATAGGACTTGAAGTTCTGGAAGTTGTCGTGGATGAGGACGCATTTCACATCAGGCATCGGTATCCTCGCTTTCCGGCTCGAAGGTCGCTACTTCCTCGAACTTCAGTTTCTGGCCGTCACGGATGACATACACATCATCGTAGTGACCATCATTGTGTTCGATGTACCGCTTCACGATTACATCCACAAACTTCGGGTCCAGCTCGATACCCCGGCACACACGGTCGGTCTCTTCACAGGCGATCAGGGTCGAGCCGCTTCCAAGGAACGGATCAAGGACGATGCCGTTGGTCATGGTTGAATTGCGGATCGGATAGCTCATCAGACCGATGGGCTTCATGGTCGGATGGTCCTTGTTGGACTTCGGCCGGTCATACTCCCAGATGGTCGTCTGCTTGCGGTCGGAATACCACTGGTGCTTCCCCTTCTGCTTCCAGCCGTAGAGACACGGTTCGTGCTGCCACTGGTAAGGACTGCGGCCCAGCACCAGCGCATTCTTCTTCCAGATACAGCACCCGGACAGGTAGAACCCGGCATCCTTGAATGCCTTTCTAAAGTTCAGCCCTTCCGTATCTGCATGGAAGATGTAGATGGAACCGTCGTCTGAAAGATGGTCGTGCATCTGCTGGAACGCTGCCAGCAGGAACTGGTAGAATTCCGAATCGCCCATATTGTCATTCATGATCTTACCGGCAGTCTCTTCCACATCCACGTTATAAGGGGGATCGGAAAGGACCAGATTTGCCTTGGTTCCGTCCATCAGGGTGTCGTAGCATTCTGCTTTGGTGGAATCACCGCACAGAACGATGTGCTTTCCCAGATGCCAGAGGTCACCATCTTTGGAAAAGCATGGCTGCTTCAGCTCGGATTCCACATCGAAGTCATCTTCCTTGACCTCTTTGCTGTGGACTTTGTTGAACAGCGTCTCAATCTCCGGCGGCTCAAAGCCGGTCTTACCAAGGTCGAAGTTGGAATCCTCGATGTCCTTCAAAAGATCAGCCAGCAGAGAATCATCCCATGCACCCGTAATCTTATTGAGCGCAATGTTCAGGGCTTTCTCCCTGGTCTTGTTGATGTCCACCACCGCACAAGGCACTTCGGTGTAGCCCAGCTCCATCGCTACGGTCAATCTCTGGTGGCCGCCGATGATTGTCATATCGGCATTGACCACCAAAGGATCTGCGAACCCGAACTCCGTGATGGAGTTCTTGATCTTCTCGTACTCTTTATCCCCCGGCTTCAGCTTCTTCCGGGGATTGTATGCGGCCGGCTTGAGTACGGACACCGGCAGCATCTTCAGTTCAGCAGTCGCTTTCATGTAGGCTCCTCCTAATTCAGATTCACATGCGCATGACCCCGGAGAAGGGCACGAAAAAGGAGCCGAACAAAAAGCCCGACTCCATTTCATCTCCATCTTCCTGCGGCTGTTCAGCCATCTCGCACCATTCCGGTTTTTCCCCGTTCACAGATGCCAGCACCTTATCTTCCGCATCGTCAATCGCATGTACACAGATACCCCCGGTGTTGAACATCGGAAACATACCGATAATCTTACTCATCCTCATCCACTCCCTTCATCCCGTATCGATAATCCCAGTAACAATTCAGACTGCAAAACTTCCGCTGCCGTTTTCCTTCATCTACGGCATGGAACTCCCTTCCACAGTTTTTACAGACCGCGATCCGAAAAGACTTATGCTGCCTGTAATATTCCTCCCGGCAAGCTGGAGAACAGAACCGTCTCCGACCACTGTTCCCTCTCTGCACGAGAATCCGTCCGCACACTGGACAGCGCCGTTCCCCCGACCCATCCGGTGGCTGTAACTGGCAGCTCCCCGTTTCCGGCAGGCCCAGTTCCCGGCAGTAATCCGTGACCTGTTCCAAAGAAAGCCCGGTGTTTTCTGCGATCTCCACACATCCAAACCCGGCAAGCCGCTGGCTTCGGACTTCTTCTCTCTCCGGGCGGTACTCATAGCCCTCAAACACACAGTCCAGCCGGACACCGTTCTTTACCACATCACGCTCTATGTTCAGCGGTCCTTCCATTTGCATCGCCCTCCTTCCAGCGTCCTTTGTTTGCACAGGCACGGCTGCAATATTTCCGTTCCAGACCATACTGGTGCCGGTAGGAAAACTCCCTGCCGCACACCGGACAGATCTTTGACCGCACGGTCTTCCAGTTCTCTGGTTTCGGGTGGGTGTTGTTCCACCGTGACCGGCATTCCGGTGAGCAGAACTTCCGTGGTCTGCCTTTATGGTTTGGTACGATTGCCGTACCGCACTGAGGGCAGAAGGAAAAAGCCATGTCCCTGATCATCTCAGCCGTGTAATCTTCCATCTGCCCTCACCTCACTCTCATTTTTCGCCGTTTCTTCGGCGGTTTCTTAGAAAAATCTCATAATTCATGCGAAAAGCGGCGAAGTGGAAATCGGCACTGCCCCGCCAAGTTGGATCGTTGTTGCGGCGGCCGATTCCCGCTCGCCCCTGCTCCTCCCGGAACAAGCTAAAATGTGCGAAAGCTCCCTGTTTACGAGAAGTTTCACACACTTTGGTTCATTTCGTGGAAAAAGAATGGCACCGGAACCGAAGATCCGATGCCTGTACATTTTCCTGTTTCATTTTGCGCCGTTAATCCTCTGACCCCCGGCCTATCAATTTTGCGCTTTTTCACAGAAAAGGGGCCACCGGTCTCCGTGTGACTTCACCGTAGAGAAGTGACCCCGGCCCCGGTGGGGCTGTCAGTAGGTGTAAATCGGGTTGATGTCTTCGGTCAACGTCTTCTTATCGTGACAGCTCTTGCAGAGCGGCTGCCAGTTGTTCTGGTCCCAAAAAAGTTTCTGGTCACCACGGTGTGGAATGATGTGATCCACAACCGTTGCCCGGACGTACTTGCCCTGCTTGGCACACTGCACACAGAGTGGATGAGCTTCCAGATACGACTTTCTGGCTTTCTGCCACCTCCTGTTGTATCCACGCTTCGCTGCCGGGCGGGTCACCTCTGGATGGAGAGGCAGGTGCTTCTCACAGTAGAGCCGACCGGCTTCCACCAGCTCTGGGCAGCCGGGGTGATGGCACGGTGTCTTTGGTCTGTATGGCATGGGTCAGTCCTCCCACGGGAGACCAGCCTTACCGAAGTGACCGTAAGCACTGACCTTGTTGTAGTCCACGTCCAGCAGTCCCAGTCGCTTGATGATCCCCTGCGGGGTCAGATCGTAGCTGTCATGGACATAAGCTTCAATGAAGTCAAGGGACTGGTGTTCCGTACCGAAGCATTCGACCGCCACACCCACCGGCTGAACCACGCCGATGGCGTAGGCCAGCTGGACTTCGCACTTGTCAGCGTAGCCCGCCTGCACGATGTCCTTGGCAATCTTCCTCGCCATGTATGCTGCGGAACGGTCCACCTTGGTGGGATCTTTACCGCTCAGAGCGCCACCACCCATGCGACCGATGCCACCGTAGGTATCGCACGCCAGCTTCCGGCCAGTCACACCACAGTCGGCGTAGCTGCCGCCCAGCACGAAACGACCGGTCGGATTGACGAGCTTCGTGAAGTCACCGTCCAGACCGTATTCGCAGGCGGCCAGTACCATCATGGATTCGATGATGTGCCGGAAGTCGCTGACCTCCACATCCGGGCTGTGCTGCACGGAGCAGAGGAAGGTAGTGATGCGTCCGGTGTCGTAGTCGTAGCTGACCTGTGCCTTGGCATCTGCACGGAACATCTTGGACGGATGATTCTTCAACAGCTGCAGGAACTTGGTGGCGACCATGTACGGAATCGGCATCTGCTCTGCCGTTTCATTGGTGGCATAGCCATACATGATGCCCTGGTCACCTGCACCGCCCTTGTCCACACCGAGCGCAATATCCGAGGACTGCTTGTCCACCAGAATGCCGACGCGAAGAAGCTCGGTCAGGTTCCACCCCAGCTTTTCGGCACCGACGAGTTTGAACACATTGTGGACGATCTGGTTGTAGTTTGGCCGGTAGTCGGTGGTGACCTCACCGGCAATAAAAAGCTGGCTCTTTTTCAGCAGACACTCGATTGCCACACGGGCGTTCCTGTCATGCTGAAGGATGTCGGTCACGATGGCATCTGCGATCTGGTCACAGATCTTATCGGGATGGCCATTGCTGACCTGTTCACAAGTGATGATCTTACTCATGTTCTATCCTCTCTTTCCTATATCACAAAGCAGGCCGTTTTTGTCCTTGCCCACAAATAGGCTCCCACAAAGACTGCCTGCCCTGTCTCAGTTCATGGTTTCCGTTCATTCTCTTATTTTGCTTTCTTCTTCTCAACTCATGTAGCATGTAGCAACCATGTAGCTGAATTTTATATAAGAAAGCTATAAAAGAAAGTAATAATAAAAAAGGTTATAAAATCTCGGCTACAAACCAGCTACATGCTACAAAGCACCCAAAATCAGAAAAAAGATCACAAAAGGCTGTCCTTTGGCTTATATGCATCCTGTACCGTCAGGTCTTCTGCTCCATCTTCTACTTCCTTGAACTTGCAGTCCGTGATCAACGTAGTCTGTCCGCCACCACCTTTGGGGCGCTTTCGGACCACTTTGAAATGCACGCCGATAGCATTTTTAAAGTTCTTCTGGTTCTCCGAGGAATACCCGTTCTCCTCACACCACTTTGTGTACAGCTGGTATGCTGCTGCCGTCCGAAGTTCCGATCCTTCCTCTTTTTCAAGCCACGCCTCAATGAACTGTCCGATCCGATCAGAATCATCCTTGTAATCTTCCGTGGCTTTCGTGACAGCCTGCGGAAGTTCCAAACCCCGCTGGCAGAACTTTTTGTACCCTTCCAGACACCAGTTGAAAATACCTGACAGGTTCTCCGGCTTCGCAAACTGCCCCTTCAGCCCCTGGTCCTGTTCTCCCTCTTCAAAGTGACGGTTAAACGGGATGATCTTCAGTCGGCCGGATTGGAACAAGGTCATATCATTGACATTGGGCAGGTAGTTCGTATTGATAAAAATCTTGAAAACCGGCACAAAATCAAAGCTGTTCTCATTCAGGAATCGAGCATTGATGGTGTCGTTGCCAGTCATTCTTTTTACGAGAGCCGCATTAAATGTGATCTTCTTCTCCGGCTCAGAGATATTTACAAATCTGGAGCCGACCAGACGAGCTACTTCTTCCGAAGGTCCGCCTGTGTTCCCACCACGGAATTTAGCTGCCAGCATATCCGGATTCGATGTCTTTCCATAGTCGCCCATGATCTTCAGAAATGTTTCCATTGCAGTGCCTTTGCCGTTTCGGGAAGTGGCACCGTAAAGGATAAACATACACTCCTGCGAGGTATCTCCTGTCAGAGCGTATCCCAAAGAACGCTGAAGGAAGTCTGCCAGATCCGCATCCCCGCACATGACCTCCTTGATAAACGAGTGCCAGCGTGGACAGTCTGCTTCCGGGTCGTAGGTAATACCGGATTCCATTGTGAGATAATCCTCCGGCCGATGCTCCCTGAATTCCAGTGTCCGCATATCCAGCGTTCCATTTTTGCAGTTGAAGAAATACTTGTTCCTGTCGAATGCCTGCATGGAGATCGGGTACACGGACATGGCATCTCTTAACATCGTTTCCCGATTCTTACGCAGCTGCAGTTTTCGGACACGGTCGATGAACCGCTTCCTGGCATCCTCTTCGGTGATCGTCAGGGCAAACACATACAGCTTGTCAGCCAGCAGCTTTGCCAGTTCCGACACCTTGAGATTGCCTTTGTCCGGCCGCCAGACAGATCCGTCATAGACATACCAGCCTTTACGTTCACTGTTGTACCGGGCAATCTGCTTGAAATAATCCGCAAACATATTGCCCATGCCGATCTCATTTCTGCCATACCGGGCATTTGTGTGCGGTGCCATTTCTTCCAGCGTGATCGTAATTTTGGTAAGATCCGGCTGGAACTCGATATAGTCATCCTCATCCAGCTTGGAAAACTCTTCATCCACGATATCCTGTGCGTTGACCGGCATATAGACGGCCGCACAGGTATTGACCGTGTTGCGGATAGAGATTGCACCGTAGGTCGAACCAGCCTGTTTGCGATCCCACTTCGGGCGCATCAAGCCCGATGTACGGAAGATGCGGTCCATCTGCTCCTCATCACAGCCGCACCAGAATGCCAGAATAGACAAGAGTGCCATATCTGCATCCGACTGGCTGCCGTAGAGGTCTTCCCACTCACCGGCAAAGAGCTTTTTGAACTTTTCAGAGTTACTGGCCTCGTTAGCGTGTGTGATGACAGCCTCATCCTCCAGATACGAATGGTGCTGAAAATGGGTCTGCTGCACCTGCTTATTTCGCTTCATCAGCGTGTCCAGCAGGGTGGTCATTGCCGTTTCATCGTTCGGGATCTCACCTGTGCGGTAAACATCTCCCGTCACGGTGACGAAGCGGTTTGTCGCACCGGGCATATACACTTCCAGCCCTTTGCTACGGTTGTTGATGTAGTAGACCGTCTTGTCGTAGACGTAGTCTTCTGATACATGGAAGAACCCACGCAGACCTTTGCCGGACGGTGACTTCTCTACATACGCTGTAGGAAAGATTGAAAGTACGGTGTCCGCTGTGTCATTCAGCGTCCCGTCCTCACGGATACAGTGGTCGATGTCGAAAGCCCCGATACCACTGCCAACCGCAATGCCAATGCCGTCATAGCCGCCCATCGCGTAAGTGACAAGCGTAGTCTTGAAATCTGCAAAGGTGCGGAGGTCATTGATCCTGGCTCTGTCACCGTTCGCCGGGTTATACGGCATCTTGGTCTTCTGACCGTTTCGCTTTTCAAATTTCCAGACACAAAACCGGCAGGAGGTCTTCAGCTCCGCCGGGATGTTTTTAATATCCACCATAGCGGTCAGACCTCCTTCCTGCTGTGTACAGCATTTCCGTCTGTATTCTGTTGGTTTTTCTTGGTACTGCGCATATCAAACTGCCGTGCCACGGCCTGTTCAATCTCCTGCTTTTTCTCAGCAGAGATCACCCTGCAAAGGCGTCCAAACAGTGCCGACTGGTCGATCGTTGTGATCTGCTCGACCAGCAAAATGGAATCCTCCAGTCGTTCCGCTCTGAGCATCTCACAATGTGCTTCTGTCAGCACGATATGTGTTGGCAGGTCGAGCTTTTTCATCTTGCTTGTAAGCGGAATAACTGTGAACGTCTGCGAATAACGATTCGCAATATCGTTTGTCAGGATCAGCACCGGACGGTTCCCACTCTGCACACAGGTACCATAATGGTTACCAAGCTCTGCAAACCAGATCTCATACTGCTTCGGGATTCTGGTCGTCGGCCAGTTGTAAGCGGGGAAGCTGTCATAAGTTGTGTGGCTGCTTTCCTGCTGCTTTTCGGTGCTGTGGTTATGCGTGACGGCGCTTTTATGCTTGGTGCAGCCACGCTTGTTGATGTACTTGTTCACATGGATCTTCCTGCCACGCGGCAGAATCCGTGCGTTGCTTTTCTTTCTCCCCATTTTGGGTTTCACCTCTTCTCTCCTGATACAAAAACAGCCGTCCGGAATCCGAATCCGTGACGGCATAACATGTAAAAAGCGGATAAAAATACCGGGCAGCTTTCGCTTCCGGCACTCTTATCCGCTCCCGGTTTTATCTTATTTTCCTAGTATAAAGTATAGCAAAAAGCCGATGTACGCATAAGAAGCAGTTTTCCTAATTAACTGCTGTTTTTCCTGAAAAAGCCCTCTTTTTCCAGATTTACTACAAATTCTTTGAAGCCTTTTCCCTTGTAATAATCTGCCCTGCTTTTTCCAAAAGAACAGCCGTTGGAATCCTTCATCGACTTCAACGGAATACGCTCAAAATAGAACTGTCTGACTGCTGCCCTCGCATCAGAATCAGACACCCGGCTCAGAGCCAGTTCCATAATACGAAGCCGTGTGCTCTGCTTATCGTATTCCCTTTTGCACTCCGTATACATTTCTTCCTTGATGCCGCGCTCCAAATCGGAGATAGCCGCTGCCTGTTCCTGTTTGATCTCGGCCAGCATTTTCTCCTTTTCTGCAATGTCTGCCTTGAGTTTTTCATAACCGCCGCAGGCATCTTTTGCTATGGCTTCATGCCGTTTATCCGGCTGAAAACTCCACTTAATCGGTCTTCCCACATTCTCCCCTCCTGTGTCTGTCATGCAAACAGATCACATCCGCAATCCCATGCAATGCAGTTTCTTTCTCTCGCTCCACCACCCGGCGGCTTAAAGTTCTCCCATCCAAACCAGTGATCTCCGACTGCTTTCTGCCGTCCACAAAGAGCTGCTCTGCCACGATCCGCGTACACCCCCGAAGACTGCGCAGTCCAACCTCGAACAGCTCAATATCTTCACAGACCTTGTAATAGGGTTCCAGAAACTGCTCGGTGCGCTGGGTCTGCACTTCCCGGTTCATGGATGCCAGCACCTTGTCACAGTTCAGCACGGTGCGCTCCACCGGATTTGATGTACCGCTGGTCTGGACACGCTCGGATTCCTCATGTGCGCCCTGCGACAACTTGTAGATGATCTCGTCCTTAGTGTAAAACCAGGACCGGGAATCCTCGTACTGCTGCCGGAGCATATCCCGCCTGTGTACCAGCAGCCTGTAGGAATCAGCCAGTTCCTTTGCCTGTTCCATATAATCCATCTCGTCTGCCATACTGCACCTCCTGTTCTGGTCTGTTTATTTTTATCACGCAATATCACCTAATACCAGGATGTTCTCCGGAGTCAGAGCAGCACCGGCTTCCGTGAGCAGCTTCACGAGCTTTTTCATCTCGCGCTCCGCCTTCCGGCGCAGGTTTTCTGCCCTCCTCTTTCTGCGCTCCACGGCTTCAACCTTCACTCTTGCCTGCACACCTGAAATGAGTGTGCAGGCATCCAGATCCGTCAGCGTGTTGTACCAGTTGGAGTGAAAGAAACCTTCCAGCCTCTTTTTCTCAAACTGCGCATCCCGGTTGTTCGGATGGTCCTCCAGACGGAACAGTACAGTTTTGTAATCCTTGACAGCCTGCAGGATGATTGCATTCGCCAGATTCTCGTAGCATTCCAGATTGTCCGCTGCCATTCCCATCAGTCGTTCACCCTGCCCTTTCCTGAATCATTCTCTTTTGTGTCGTACCACGGTGCCGGCACCTTCTGTCCATCCAATCCATACTTGAACATATAGATGGAATACCATGCTGCCTCGTACATGCAGTCGATCAGCTTGCGGTTCGGCTCCGGCATCAGAGCTGCATTCCGCACAAACAGGTCAACAAAGTTTTCTTTTTCTTCCCTGTCTGTCACCAGATGGTGCTCCTTTGCATCGATCAGGATCTCAGCAAAGCGATAGCACTTTCTCTTGTTCTGCTGAATCCAATCGAAACGCCAAGTAACCGCATCCAGAATCGTCTGTCTGGTATCCTCCGCCGTCAGCTTTGGTGCATCCGGGTGTTTGCCTGCCGCCACTGCTTTCGCATAGCATTCCTCCGCACGGTCTTCCGCACAGAAACGCTTGTGAAACTGAAGCTCGTAGGCTTTTGCCTGACACATGAGCAGTTCGATTTCATGCTCATAGGCTTCCTTTGCCAGCATATCCTGTGTAACTCGCAGATCAGAGGTCTTACGGGCAGGCGTTTCCCCAAAGATCGCACACAGCAGGCCGGTGCCACTGTACGGACGGAACATCGCATACGGTGTGAAAAAGCCATCGCTGTCGCGCTTCCGCTTGCCGGTCTGCACATGCGGTGCAGTCTTGTAGTGATATCGGTCGGTATCCAGAATGCCAGAACTGTGCTTTCTCTCAGCGGCACGATCCTTTGCATTCAGAAACTTGTAATTGGTCGTATTCTTTTCCATAATCTTCTCCTATTCCTCCAGCCGTGCTCGGACGGCCGATATCAGCTTTTCCTGTGTCATGTCCTTCTGCTCCAATGCCGCCATGACATCCTCGTCCACGGTATTCTTTGTGATAATATGGTGAATGGTCACCACATGGGTCTGTCCCTGCCGCCAAAGACGGGCGTTGGTCTGCTGGTACAGTTCCAAAGACCAGGTCAGCCCGAACCAGATCAGGATGTGTCCGCCCTGCTGGATGTTCAGGCCGTGTCCGGCTGATGCAGGATGGATCAGCGCAACCGGAATGTTCCCAGCATTCCAATCCTTGATGTCGGTACTGCTCTTGATGTCCCGGACTTTGATTTTCAGCTTCGACAGATGGTTGATGATACGCTCCCGGTCATGCTTGAACCAGTATGCCACCAGCACCGGCTGTCCATTGGCCGCTTCGATCAGGTCTTCGAGGGCTTCCAGCTTGTGGTCATGGATGACTCGTGCCTTTCCGTTCTCGTCATAGACCGCGCCATTGCTCATCTGCAACAGTTTCCCTGTCAGGGATGCAGCATTGGCAGCGTCTATGTCACCGTCTTTCAACGGGATCAAAAGATCCTGCCGGAGCATATCGTAGAGTTCCCTTTCCTGCGTATTCATCTCGACTTCGCACCTTGTAGGTACACAATCCGGCATATTGAGATAATCCAGAGCCTTCATGGAAATCGTGATGTCAGAGATCCGCTGGTAGATCATCTCCTCTGCTCCCTGTCTGGGTACATACTGGAACACGATGCCTGTTGCCGGGTTCATCGACCCAGCCTTAAAGTAGGCTTCCCGGTAGCGGCCGATAAATTTTCCAAGGCGCTCCCCGCCATCCAGAATCCCGATCTCTGCCCACAAATCCATAAGGCCGTTGGAAGAAGGTGTGCCGGTCAAACCGACCCACCGCTTCACAAACGGGCGGACTTTTCGCAGGAACTTAAAACGCTGGGACTGATAGTTCTTGAACGACGACAGCTCATCGATCACAACCATGCCAAAATCCCAGCGCATTCCATTTTTCTCGTAATACTCCACCAGCCACTTGATGTTCTCCCGGTTGACGATGTAGATCATCGCCGGGTGGTGGACTGCCGCGATCCGGGTCTTAACATCTCCAACGATGACGGAAATGTCCAGCCCTTTTAAGTGATCCCACTTTTCGATCTCTGCCGGCCATGTGTCACGAGCGACACGCAGCGGTGCAATGATGAGGACTTTGCTGACCTCAAAGGTCTCCAGCATGAGGTCTTTGATAGCGGAAAGTGTAATAACAGTCTTTCCTTAACCCAAGCCCATATCCAGAAAAAGGGCTGCAATCGGGTGCGTTTTAATATACTCGGTGCAGTAACTCTGATAATCGTGTGGAATGAACTTCATAGCGGCATCACCTCCTCCCCGGCATCCTGTGCCTGTGTTTCTTCGCCTTGTGTATTTCCCTGCGGCAGCGTAACTTCCGGCATCTCCGGGATTTTCGCCCCGACCCCCTGTGGGATAGGCTCACCCGGCGTCCAGTGCAGGAGTGCGTCCACCGCAGGCCGGATCTGCTCCAAACGGTCAACACAGAACACCGGAAAGCCGAGTGCCTCCAGCTGCTGTCTGCGTTTTCTCTGGAGGATGCGCATCTGCTTGCCGGGAGCTTTCAGTTCTACGAATGCACACTTGCCACCGAGCAGCAGAACCAGTCGATCCGGCACACCGTTCATGCTCTGACTGGTAAATTTAAGGGCCTGCCCACCGGCGGCCCTGACTGCTTCCACGAACTGCTTTTCGACTTCATTCTCCCTCATCCGACTTCGCCTCCTCTGCCCGCCAGACACCGATGCGTGGATGCTTCTTTTCATGGTGTTCCCTTTTAGGGTGTTTCCTTTTCTGGTGCCTCTTCCTGCGCTCTTCCCGAACCACATTGCCGATGGCTTCATTGGCTGTTGGATCCGGGTGGCTGTGGCTGACTTTCCTGTTTGGAGCACTTTCCTCTTTGTGTTCTGTGATCCAGTGAATGACATCTTCCATACCGTCACCTCACTGATTGATCTGCTTCCACTGTTGCGGCTCCATTGTGGCGACCTGCCAGCCGATGCCCTCCAGTGTGGTGGCGCGGTCATAGGAAATAACGTCCTGCGATGCGCGGGTCACCGCATTGGACAGACCGTACAGAGAAAGATCACCGCCTTCAATGAGGTACTTAAGAATGCCTTCCTGTTCCTCGGCATTGATGCCATAACTCTGGGCGGTCAGCTGCACCACATCCTGTACCTTGCCGGTGATCGGCACTGCCATAGATTCCTGCAAACGGCCGACCACCTGAGAAAAGCGAGCCTCATCGATGGCAGCCATCGTGGTATCACGCAGCTTCAAAAGAAATGCCTTATCCTCTGCTTCCATCGTTTCATCCGAATACAGTGCAAAGCTGTCCTCCACTGCCTTTGCCTGCCGGCCGACATGGTGACGGCGTTCGCCCATGTCATTGACCACCATGCCGTTGGTGCAAACGAGACGATATACCAGAGGCTGAATGGACACAGCACCCAGACCAACCTCAGAGTTGGAGATCATCACACCAGCCTGCACGATATCGCCCTTGCGGACTTCCATCTCCAGACGGTGATTGACCACCTTGAGGTACAGACGGTTTTCCGTCACCTCGCAGGACATCACCTCGTACTGATCGTTTCCGGCGAACAGAGGCAGGACAGATGTGGCAATTTCCATGTTATCGATACGGCGATACCGTTCCGACAGTAGCGCACGAGCCACCTGTCCGGCACCGTAATCCATTGAACGGACCATGTAAGAACTGGGCTTGTCCGCAAACCAGCTGTTCACGTTCTCAGCCAGAAGCTCCGGCTTCTGTGCCTGCATGAGATCATAGTATTTTGCCGGGATACCCAGTGCCGAAGCTACCTGACGATGGAACAGCGAGGTCGTACCGAAGACCTCCTGCTGGCTGGTAGTAAGATGGTTGATCTCGAAGGTGTGTCCATCTTCCCGGAAACGCATTCCCTGCGCCGGACTGATGAAGTCCTGCTTGGCCTGGTTCTGACGGTTCAGTTCGACCAGGACTTCCTGCAAATTTCTACCTGTTTTCATAGCAATTTTCCTCTCTATCTCTGCGGCGCATATTTATGCGCCTGTTTATGCGTCCGTGTCCTTCTGACAAAAACGCCGTGTTATTCTAGGTTCCGAATACTTACAATTCCCGGTTAATCATCTGCTGGATGATCCGGACTGCTCCCTGCATGCGCCTGCGGTTCAGCCGGGTATCCTGCAGGAGTGTGTCCAGCGCATCCACCTCGTCCCGGATGTTACAGAGAACCGACCGCTGATGGTCAGCAAGGCGTTCATTGTCCTGCTCCATGCGGTCATATTCCTTTTTGTAATCATCGATATCCTCTACGTTGGTATCGATGTACTCCTCGATCTCCCGGCGGAGTTCCTCGCCGGCATAGTCCTCGACTGCATCCAGCAGGTCGCGGATACCAAAGGGTGTCAGGAGTTTTCCGTCCTTCATTTTCAATACATGCGGCATATTGCTCTCCCTTAGTCTTTGAAATAGTAGTTACCCTTGTAACCAGCTGCAGCCAACGGCAAGCCCTTACACCATGCCGGGTTGACCGACATCAGCTTGCAGACTTCATCCACTGTGTACTGATCCTTTGGTGCCTCGATGATGACTTCATCGTGGACATGGGCCACAATATTCAGCCCCTCTGCTGAGATGCGGTCCATCGCTTCAGCCAGAATGTCACGGGCAATGGCCTGCGTTGCATTCTCGACCAGCCGGCCGGAGTAGGTTTCCTGTCTGCTCCACTTGTGATTCTGCCCCACGCCTTCATAGGTCAGGCTCATACGACCGAAGCGGTTCGGCTGCTGTCTCGGCTTCAGATAGGTGAGCCTCCTGCCTGACGGAAGCACCATCCAGAGGGTGCCGGAATAGAACTCAAAGGCGATCTTTCCGACCTCCTGCCGCTCCCCCGTCTTATAGGCAGTCATTGCAGCTTTTTCGGTATCCCACCAGTACTGCACGATCTTCGGGTTGGCTTCCCGCCACGAATCAATGATCTCCGGCAGTTCTTCCTCGTGCAGTCCCATCTGCAACGCACCCATGCTGATGAGTGCGCCAGAGGAACCGCCATAGCCACAAGCCAACGTTGCAATCTTCCCTTTCTGACGCAGGTCACCGTTGATGCCATGCTTGACGACAGGCACATGAAACATCTGGGAAGCGGTAGCACAGTAGAGGTCTTCGCCGTTCTGGAATGCATCCAGTACCCACTGCTCCTCTGCCTCCCACGCAAGCACACGGGCTTCAATGGCAGAGAAATCTGCCACGATGAACTCGCATCCATCCTTCGGGATCAGCATGGTGCGGATAAGCTGTGAGAGGACGTCCGGCGTATTACCGTAGATACTCTCGACCATATCGAAGCAACCCATCTTCACGAGTGTTCTCGCTTCGTCCAGCGTTGAGATGTGGTTCTGTGGGAGGTTTTGTAACTGGATATTCCGGCCGGAATATCGACCGGTTCGGCTTGCCCCATAGAACTGGAACAGTCCCCTTGCCCTGCCGTCCGAGCAGACACAACGTTCCGCTGCCTGGTATTTTTTCACAGAGCTTTTTGCCATCTGGAGCCGGAGCTTCAGCATATCCAGTGCTTCCGCATCCACACCGTTCTTATCCAGCTCGGTGATCATCTGGGCGACATCTTTTTTGCCCAGCGTGTCCATCGGGATGCCGCGCTCCTCCAGCCATGTCTTCAGCTGGGACACAGAGTTAGGATTCTCAAGCCCGGTTAGTTCATAGGCTTTTTTGCTCATGGCATCTGAGAGCATCAGGTCACAGGTGATTGCTTCCTGCACCAGCTCCGTGTCGATCCTCACACCACGGTCATTGATGCGCTCATTGGTGCGGTAATGCTGCCATTCCAGTTCCGTCATTGGAAACTTCTTCAGCCGCTTGTAGATGTCCACCTCGGTGTTGACATCCTGAATGCAGTAATACTTGAACTTCGCCCAGTCTGCCGGGTAATGCTCCGGGAGATTCCGGGTGCGCATCCCATTTGACTTGGTCGGCTTACATGGCACAGAAAACAGCTTGATGAGCCGCTCACCTTCTTTATCTTTCTGCTGGCTGGTCTTCAGCACCGCACCGACATCTTTCAGCGCCAGTGGCAGGGTCAGCGATGCCGCCATGACCATCGTGCAGATCCAGTTATCCGGTGAGAGGAACTCTCCCTGTTTCAGATACTGTCCGGGATAGTGCCGGTTTAGATGCACGGAGAAGCAGATACGCTCAAAGGCAGCATTGTGTGCGATCAGCCGCACACTGCCGGACTGGAATGCCTCCAGCAGTTCCCTTGGAATGGTTTCTCCTGATGCAAGGTCAGCGCACTTGGTTTCACCAAAGCCGGCTCCCTCATCGGTAGCCCAGGCAATCAGCAGGATCTCGAAGCTGGGGTCCGTAGCATAGCGGTACAGACCACACTTGCCGATGTCCACCTCACTGTAAGTCTCAATATCGACCAATATTTCTTTCAAAAATCTCACCCCTTCGTTTGAATCGATCCGTCATGTGAATCAGTTTTTCATGTAAAAACCGGGAGATGTTCTGACACATCCCCCGGCCTGCTTACTTAGCTGTGTACAAATTGTCTGTGCTTAACGCAGGTAATCCGGCAGTTCCTCACCGACGTCTCCGCCCAGAACATCCTCATCATCTTCCAGGGCATCAAAGTCAGCGTCTGCAGATGCACGTCCGGACAAACGATCACCGTCCTTGACGAACTGGATATTGCCCAGACCTACCGCTACGCCACGGTTACCGTTGGCATTGAACGGGTAGAAATTGACACTGACATTGCAGAAGCAGCCGGAGTAGACCATCATCGGGTCAACCACAGGCTGGACGTGACGGTCAACGACCTGCGGCGCATCCTTGCTGGTGGCGTTCAGGAAAAAATGCTCCTGGTAGTTCTCATCATCCGGGCGGTCGATGTCACCATCACGCAGCGGAAGTTTCAGGTTCGGCGGGAGCTTGCCACCCCACTTGCGTACCTTGCCATCTTCCTTCGCTGCTTCGACCGCCTTGTGGATCGCCAGCAGGGTCTTCTTATCGTCCTTCGGGACCAGACAGGAAACGGAATACTTCGCCTCACTGCCATTGATGCTCTTCGGCTCGAAGATGTTGGCAAAAGAGATACGGCACGGGATAACGAGCTTCGTTGCACTGGTAATTTTCTTAGCCATAATAAAAATCCTCCAAATTCTTTTTTGATGCCGCGCCTCTCATCTAACTGCGGCATCCTGTTGTGTAATGCGGTTTTCTATGTCCAGCCTCAGTCAAGGGGCGTGAACTCATCCTCGGCAGTCTCCAGATCGACTGCCTCTCTGGGATCAGAATTTGGTACAAGAGCCAGCTTACCTGGCGGCTTGACCACATACTCTCCCAGAATCTCTTTGAACTTTTTCTTTCCCATGAGCTTTTCAAACTCAGTCAGGGAGATCAGTTCGGTCTTATAAATGTCGGTGTATCCGGCTTTTTCTGCTGCGGCCACCACCGACTTTGTGTCAAGGAACTGCCGCTTGCTCCTGCCCTCGACCACCTTATAGCCATTCCACACAACTCCGTGGTTGATGGCTTCGGAACTGACATAGGCAAAGATTGCTTCGATCCAGGACTCGATACGGTTCAGGGTTGGCAGCATCTTTTCGATGTCCGTCTTGGAAAGGAGTGCCGGGGACTTGAAGGTCGGTGCGGAGGTGTCCGGATTGTAAGCTGCAGTGGCATCGGTCTCCTCCGCCTCATCGGTAAGAACACCTTCATCCAGATCCAGAAATTCTTCCTTCACCAGTGCCAGAGCTTCCTCGGCACAGGCTTTGCAGGAAGTCCTCGCCCTGCAGAAACGGCACCAGTCACCGGGAACCTGCTCTCCTTTTCCTTCAAAGGCCAGCTTTGCCCTCGGTCTGACATAAGTCTCTGCCCAGTCCAGCAGTTCCTCCACACTGCATTCATACGTTGAGATATTTTCCAGTCGTGGCTGGATAATGGTCATGGATACCTGCTCGATGTTGTACAGGTATCCGTAGGCATGGTACGCACCCAGGGCGTACAGCATCATCTGCGGATTATGGTCACAGCTGACGAACACGCCTTTGCCGTTCTTGTAATCCATGACATACAGTGTCCCGTCTGCGATGATCACGCAGTCGCCGGTACCGAAACCAGATGGAACCAGGTAGCTGTAATCGAGCCGCTCCTCCACCATGACCAGTGGATGCGGACAGGTTTCCTTGATGCGCTCCACCGTGGAAATGATGAACTCTGCGTAGATGTCGGTGTTTGCTTCCATCTCCTCGTTCTCGTACTCAGAGGTTGGACGCTGCACCCTCTCATGCAGGTACTTGCGGAGCTTATACTCACCCAGCGCATGGGCGGCTGTTCCTTCCTCGGCAAACACCGAGGATTCATTCGGAAAGTTCTGCTCCAGCCTTGCCGATGGCGTACAGTTCAGCCACCGTTTCGAGCTGGAAGCAGACAGGATTGCGTGTACTTCCGGCATGGCTACCTCCCATCAAATCTGGGAGACATCGGCCAGAAATGCTTCGTACTTCTCCGCAGGCAGATCAGACAGCTGGGCGACGCCATAAGTCTTCAGAAGCTGGCCGATCTTCTCGTTGTTGTCGCGCTTCTTTTTGATCTTCGCCACAATGACCGCTGTGATGTCATCCTTGGTGATTGTCACCGCAGACGGTGTCATAGCGGCAGCAGGTGATTCCTGTTTGGCCTGATGAGACTTATCCGGCTGTCTGGTCTTATCGGTCGGCTCGTCCTTCTGGCCGGTTTCTTTCACTTGACCGGTATCCTCGCTCCACGGAAGATTATCGGCATCATCCACCGGGAAGTTTTCTTCTTCCTCTGCTTCCCTGGCACTGTTCTCGGCATCCGGCTGTATGTCTGCGTCTGCATCGCTGTTGCTGTCAGTGACAGGTTCCTCCAGCTTGTCCGAAGCCTCCTCGACCTTTCGGGTCTTCTTGATTGGCTTCTTGCGGGGGTGCGGTGCTGCTGCACCTTTCTTCTCAGACACAGCAGGAGCTTCCTGATCCACGGCCGGGAAGATACGCTTATCCTCCGGGGCAGCATCTGCGCCCAGAAGTTCAAGCTGGTCAGACACGCCTTCAAACATCTGGGCGAGTCCTTCAAAGACCTCGGTCAGCCCATCCACGACCTTCTTTGGAGCATTCAAAACATTCATCTCATCCATCATGCCTTGTCCTCCTCATCCATGTTCTCACCCCAAATGGAATCGAGGTACTCCTCCTGGGCGGCCAGCACTGCCAGAATGACCTTCTCGCACAGACCGGTCTTTGCCTTGATGAGACCGATCATTGCATCCACATCAATATCCTCCGGCTCGTCCTCATCAGGCTCATCATCGGAGTCGCCCTCAAAGTTGTTGTAGGAAGTCATGCGCTCATCCATGTGGATATGCAGGCTGTCGATGTGGATGTTGATCGGCACGGTCTTGACCTGTCCGCCCTGCGGCACCACTTCCGACTTCTCAGTTTCCGGCTGAACTGCCTCCTGCGCATCTTCCGCCGCCTTAACATTCTCCTGCAGCTTGTCCACTACATCCTTGATAGGAATGCGGACAGCCTTGCCTTCCTTGAGCATTTCCATGATGATCTCCTCCAGAGTTCCGTTCTTCTTTTCGTTAGCCATTGTTTTCCTCACTTTCTGCAGCTTCCTGCTGCCCATTGCTGTTTTCAGCTTTCCTATCATCCAGCGGAACATGGTACTGTTCCGAGATGCTCTTTAAGAGCAGTTCGACCACTCGCCCCGGCTCCGGCAGATTGCGTACCGGCTTGTTCAGCTCATGCGCTTTCTCGATCTCTGCCGCCATCCCCTCGGATATCGTGTTGCCGAACACCCAGAGTTCATCCGCATCCTCCAGCCAGCGCATTCCCAGTTTCATGCCGGTGTTACGCTCCTGTGCATCTTCATCCTTTAAAAACTGGGTGAAGTACAGATGTGGAGCCATTGGGAGAAACCCCAGCGTAGTGAGAATCCTGCAGGCGGTCTTGGCTCGGTTGATGTTCGCCATCAGCTCATCTTTCCTACATTCCTCTGTTTTTGAGGTCGGTCGGTATGGCGAGCAGACGAAAATTTTCTTCGGTGCCGTTGCTGCCGCTTTGTTTGCTGTATCCGCACCCACGGCTTCGGCATCCGGTTCGGTGGCCGGATCTCCCCCACCGGGTGGACGCTCGATTGGATCGGTGGTCTGCTGGATGACCTTATCGCTTACTGCTTTCATAGGTTCTTACCTCCTTGATGTATTGAAGATTTTGTATCCTTACATAAAGCACACCGTTTGGAGCTGTTTGGGAGGTACTTTTCTTAAAAGTTTTTTCTGATTTTTTTCAAAGCACCTTCCAGGCAGTTTCCAACGGAGCGGCGGCCGATACCAATTTCCTCTGCGATTTCCTGCTGGGTCATACCTTTATAGAAGTAGAGCTGCACCACTTCCATCTGACGCTCGGTCAACTTGCTCATGGCAGCATACAGACGGCGAAGTTCCCTGTCTGCCAGCATCTCGGCATTGTCTTCGTCCAAAAAATCCACCATAATAGAAGCGGACCAGTCAGAGCCATCGCACTCCAGCGGCACCTGCTCAAACTTTGCGGCAGTCTTACTGAGGTTGTGTTCCATACGCTTCTCCCCTTCCATCAGAAGGCGCAGGCTCCACTCGGCATCCTCGAAAGTCTCTGCCGGCACGATCTGGTGCGTGCCATCGGTGAAATCGTAGCGGTAATCTCCGCAGCGATCCACAGCCATGACAGTGTGGGCGCTGTCCACCTCGTAGACTGCATAGCCGTTTTCATAGGCCGTCAGCTTTGCACCGTTCACGCTCGTGCGGGCTACTGCCACCGGGTTCATCTCCATAAGCGTCTTGAAAGTCGGCAGCTTCTTCTCCACCACAGTGTCGATCATTCCTTTGAGTTCACGCAGGGTGATGTGTGCATTCAGAGCCACCTGCTCTGCAGCCTGTGCCACGCTTTCTGCCATCTGGCTGACTGCCACCTGCGGCTGATGGATCTCCATCACACCTACTCCACCGTTGATTGCTACTGCTCCAGTCATCATGTTCATCATTTTTCTGTCCTTTCCCCCGGACTTCTGGGAGGGAAGGATACTGAAAGCTCTGGCTTTGAAGAACACACATGGAGATTCGCCGCATCCTCATGAAACGGACAGACTCTGCGGTCAAAAAGGCGCAAAAAGCCCGATTCTAAAGAAGGTTAGAATGATCCCATGTTCAGTCCTCCAGCTCCAGCAAATAACTCTGCTGTGCTGTCAGATCGCTTATGGTATCCTTCGCCTGCTCTAGAATCGGGCTTACAAATATTTTTTTATTTGTCCGAGGTACTGCCGACAGGTACTTTCGTTTTGGCTCTGTGGGCTTGTCCCTTGAACTGACTATATGATAACAGGATGAGCGAGGAACCACCTCCCCTGCAAATAGGAATCTGGCTTTCAAAAATCTACATATTTGTAGATTTTTCTACCGAGCTTCTGAAAATGGGCAAAAAAATCCACACAGTCGTTTCTTCTCGACCGTGTGGATCAAATCGCCATCTTCAATGCTTCGTTCTGTGCCATCATACGCGCCATTTTCAGTAGCATCTCTCTGTTCTCCGTATTCAATCCTGAGAACAGTCTGTTCATCTCATCATCTTCTGGCTCTGTATGTACCTGCACCCGCTCCGGCATCAATGAATCAACCGGAACCTCTAAATTCTCTGCTATGTCGATGAGCGTTTGAACTCCCATCTCTACCTCGCCTTTTTCATATCGGGAAATGACCTTGTTGCTGCAGCTTCCGCCCATTTCCTCTGCAAGCTGCTCCTGAGTCAGTTTCGCAGCCTTTCGTGCTTTCTTGACGTTTTCACCAATGATTTCTTGATCCGATTTCCAGACTTCCGCCAACAAGGTCACCCCCTTTCTCTTCTGTATTTTCTACTTCATAATATCCGTTCCGGGTTCTTTCCCTGAAACGACAAAAAGACCGGAGCAAATAAAGTTACAAGTGTGTCGATTTCAGCGAAACTTGTCTCTTTATTTACTCCGGTCTTATAGATTCTATTGTCTATATGTACCGGTGTGTACCAGATTGATAGTTACTTTTTCAACCTCTAACAAGCGCACTTCGACCCTACAAATTAGTAAAATTTTCCTCAAAAATTTAATTAGTAGACTATTCTGCAGTATTACACTGCCAATTTGACATCCAAAAAATAAATTGATTTTACTAAATATGTAATCTATGTACGCCGTTCACGCGTCCTCATTCTCTATAGACGGTGCGGCTGGGCAACTATCTTCTGTGTACACCTCCTGTTTTTCATTCACTATTCTCTATTTATATATCCACCACGGTTTGTGGTAACTTTAACTATAGCAGATAATCTGTTATGAGTAAATAGAAATTAGTAAATTTTGTCAAACAGAGCAGAAACAAATCGTTGCTTTGTGCATTTCGCCAGCAAGAATCTTCCAGCAGTCATCTATCCCTACAATGCCGAAATTTTCCTCGTAAACGACAAAAGGAGCCGAAGGTCATGGTCATACAACCACAATCTTCGGCTCCTATTAGCCCTTCATCGAATCCAATTACCCGATGGATATACTCTTTTTCACTTCATACACAGCCAGCTTTCCATTGCTGCGCTGCCTGACTTCAGCATTGTTACCCCGGCTCGTAATCTCCCGGATGGTTTTCATAATGAATGCATCATCATTCAATGCGCCTGCAGATACATCATTCACACGGCTGTTATGTGCGGAATAGCCATGTGTACTCTGTTTAAGTTTCTCCATAACCAACTGCGCTCCTTTCCGGATCAGATATCAAAGAGTTTCTGTTCCCAATCGCTCTCTGGTTCTTCTACTACTTCCTCTTCCTCGTCCTCCACCTCATCTTCTTCTATCGGTGTAAAAACGGTTCCAATATTCGGTTGATCTACCAGTGGGAATACATATTCCTCCTCTACCTTGCCTTCTTCCAGATTCACCAAAATAATAGAAAATAGGTCCTTGAACTTTATGTTCTCAAGGGTTTCTACAATTCGACTATACACTTCTCGATTCGTAAGGACGAAACTCATCTTCTTCGGACTCATAGTACCCGTGTAGTAAAGTCCCAGAACCATCAGAAACTTCTGGCGCAGCTTCATCACCGTATGTGCAATGCTGTTTTTCTCATTCATCATCGTGTGCCAGATTTCAAATTCCCAGAGTTCCAAATCGTCATTGTCGGAATTCGCATTGGTTCGGATTGCCCAGTCTGTCCGATAATGATAGTTAAGAGCATTGTGTTCAGTGTTCTCTTGCGGCATAGAGAGTGTATAGCCTCTGAGTGCCAGTTCCTTAAATAAGATATCCGTGATGGCCTTTTCCGTAATAGCAAATTCTTTGCTCGTATACTTTCCTGTCATCCGGCGCGGTACTTTGCCGTTTGCGTCCATCAGGATTTCAAAAGTAATTCCACTTTCCGGGTCCGAGTTCTGTGCCACTTTCTGGATCAACTCATCCGTGCAGGCCCCAGAAGTTTTCATATTAACGATTCTTGAAAGCGTTGACGGATTCACTCCGCAGTCAAGGGCAAACTGTCTCATACTGCGGCTTGCGCCTTTTGCTCTAATGAGCAACTCTGCTAATTTTTCTTTCTCCGGCGGGCGAATGCGAATATAATTCGCAAGCTCCGTCATATCAATTTTTCTATCACTCATGCTTTGCCTCCTGCAAATCGAGCATGTTGTCTATGTTGCTTGTGTTGCGTATATTGTATCACTCCATAATTTCAATGTCAATACATACGCAATATTTATTGCTTGTTTTGCATAATGATTTTTTTATTTGTTTTTAGCCAGTTTCCCTCTTGACTTCTACAACTTACTATTGTATTATAGGAACAGGAGTTCCCGAACTGTTGTTCTTAGTATAACGGAACAGTTGTTCCTTGTCAAGTAGCTTTACAAAATTATGTTGTAAATGCTGGTTACTTTCCCTCCAGCAAACAGCAGAATATCCCACATGGAGGCAATAATGACATGAAAAAAGAAACGAACTTTGAAACAAGTCCACTCAACACGCAGGAGGTCAAAGCGGAAGCCGCTGCTGCCCTGACCCCGGCTGCGACCAACGGAGATAAAATAAAAGCCCTCCGCACCGCCCAGCACATGAGTATAGCTGAACTGGCGCGTCGGGCTTCCATGTCGGACCGTGCGATCCGCTATATCGAATCCAACCAGCGCGAACCGAGCGTCGATGCGATCCAGAAGATTGCTGCCGCTCTCGGTGTCACTACGGATTATTTTATGGACGAGGCCACCTTCCAGCAGGAACTCAACGATGACCTCTTCTATGCAGATGTGCGGAAGAAGTACGGCTCCCGTGGCGTTGCACAGGCAAAGAAAATAAAAGAACAGACCACTGCCCTGTTTGCTGGCGGTGAGCTGTCCGAAGAAGATCAGGCGGCCTTTATTAAAGAAATGGAAGCACTTTTCCTCGATGCAAAAGCTGATGCGAAGAAATTTACTCCCAAAAAATATCTGCGGTAAGGAAGCATATTTACTCCGGAGGAAAGGAGTCAAACCTTGAACACACGCATAATCGATACTGCCGATGCTGTGGTTCGCCGCTATAAGACCCGGAACCCAGAAGAGATCATCTCACAACGAGCTATCAAATTGAAAGATATCCGCTTTTGCCACGATCTTCTGGGCTACTACACCGTCATGCTGAACTGCGAATATATCGGCATCAACCCAAATTGTACAGATGCCCAGCGTGTATCTGCTCTGGCTCATGAGCTGGGTCACGCACTTTTCGACCGGAAGCACGCTAGTTCCGGTCAGGCATTTCAGGATACCTATTTTTACAGCCTGGACAACTCCAAGGCAGAACGGCGGGCAAACATCTTCGCCGCAGAGCTGCTCCTGTCGGATGATGATGTTCTTAAACCGATTGGTTACTACGAATTCAATGCTGATCGGCTTCATCTGGAAAGGAATCTGCCGTCCCACTGCTCCACTGCTTACCGCGCTATGAAATACCATGAGCTGATGCAGGAATTTCAATATGCACACAGCGGAATGAGTACGCCGGCAGAGATTGCTCAGGCCAACACGATAGAAAAACACTTCGTTGATTTCAAGCTGAACATCCTCGCTGCGAAAGGCTACCGGCTTCCCGTCCTGCCTGAACTGCACAGCGATTTTCTGAAAGACTCTATGAAGAACTGCGAGGTGACGATGGATTGAACTTTTATTACTGTGATGCCTGCCATTACTGTTTTGAATCTGAGAAGCTACCAGGCCGCTGCCCTGACTGCGGTGCAGTGGAACACAAGGATAAAAAGGCAATAAGGCTGGCGAAGAAGAATGAAATAGATGAACTGCTTCGCATCCGGGCAGAAGATAACGAATAGGAGGACACACAAAATGAAAGCACATAAATATTGGTCACTCGGCGCCCTTGCCTGCATGGCAGGATGCTTCTACACAGGTTGCAAGAAGCTGATGCAGGCTCACAAGTATTTCGCTTGTGGCTCTCTGTTTTGCATGGGTATGGCAATCTACTCCGGTCACAAAATGATCGCACCGAAGAAGAAAAAGAAAGCTGAAGCGCCAGAAGAATAAGAACACACACCCTCGCCGTAACAAGCGAGGGTATTTTTGTGTGTCCTTCCGTTTTATTCCCGTTACAAACTATACACTTCCGTCATGAGCCGTATTCCAACTTTCAGACCTTCTTCGAAAGCAGTCTTCTCCCAAACACAGCACACACTTCCCTGCCGGTCCATGATCTTCTCCCAGAGAGGTATCTGGCCGCCGTAGTCCTCAACCAATCGATTCATGCCATCCAGTCCTCGCAGCCACTTCTCCAACTCTTTCTCTTTCGCCTTTGCCGCTCTGCCAGCCACTGTGGTCTTCGGTGCCGCCGGGTTGTTTTCCGTGTAATGCTCGTAAATCAAATCCAGCAGATTCTCCACAGGCGGATAAAACTCCGGCTCCGTTCTCTTCATGTACTCTTCTAGCATCTCTTTCAGTTTTTCTATAATGCTACCGTCCTTCCTAACTGAGATTCACTTCCTCAGTTACGGCACATCTTACCGTAGAGTTTTGCACATAGCAACCTATTTTTTTGCGGTTTTTCGGATGGCACATCTTCTCCTTTATCTCGTCCGGCACATCGATCATCCCGAACCGATAGAACATTCCGTAGATGTAAGTCACACCCCGGATGTCACCCAGAGCTTTCGGCCGCTCCACTACTTTCTCTTTAATATTGCCCAGTGCCAGCAGCACCGAACTCCACGCCAGACTTTTACTTTTTTCGCGTCTGTCAATCCACAGCTCTTTTGTGTACTCTCCGTTTCTACCCTTCAGCACCTCATAAGTAAATGGCAGTCCGGAGTAGGTTTTGAATTTAATCCCAGCGTAGGCCAGAACCACGCACCAGAAGTTTTCTTCTGTCGGATCATCTCTCCACCGCTTCATTGCTCTGTATCTCCGCTGCCGCTCTGCTCCAACACTAATTTTTTCTTTATCAGCAGTACTTGGGAAGTATACACCTTTCTGATAAGGCAGATACGAGGTAACGGAGGCTTTGGAGAGTTGAAGCGCATTTGCGGTTGAAAATATGGAGGTTTTGTAGTCTTGTGTTTCACGGTATTCTTCAAAGGTAGCTTGCACCTTCTCCGCCACTTCCGATTCATACACACCAGCCGTGATAAGCAGTTTCCGTACCTTGATGGGATTTAATCCCAGCTCATCACCGATGGCCTGCAAGGACATCTCAGAATCATAAAACGCCACAGCACTTTCCATCTGCTCTTTCAGATTTTTCCCGGCATCGTACTCCGGCTTCAGCTTCTTCCGGCCGCCGCCAGGCTTTCTGGCTTTATATGCTCTTTTCTCTCCCAT